CCGTGGAGGCTGATGGCGGCCTGGACCAGTACACCACCAATGAGCTGATTGCGGAAATCAACCGCCGCATGAACGGTTAAGGTGAGCGCCATGACCACCAGTGAGCCCAATGCCCGCCGGTATTCCCGGCGGTGCCGCCAGCGCCGCATGGCCCGGAGGCGCAACGCCGTGGTCATCATGGCCATTCTGGCCGTCCTTGCCACTGTGTTTGCCCTTGGCTATGCCAGTGGATGCAGTGCCCACCAGACGGACGATGAGGTCAAGACCCCTGAGCCTGTGGTGACAGCGGAAACCGTCACCCCTCCAGCCCCGGAACAGAGCCCCGTGGAGGCTGATGGCGGCCTGGACCAGTACACCACCAATGAGCTGATTGCGGAAATCAACCGCCGCATGAACGGTTAAGGTGAGCGCCATGACCACCAGTGAGCCCAATGCCCGCCGGTATTCCCGGCGGTGCCGCCAGCGCCGCATGGCCCGGAGGCGCAACGCCGTGGTCATCATGGCCATTCTGGCCGTCCTTGCCACTGTGTTTGCCCTTGGCTATGCCAGTGGATGCAGTGCCCACCAGACGGACGATGAGGTCAAGACCCCTGAGCCCTCTGCACCACCAGAGGAAACCACGGAGCCTGCCCGCCACCGTGATGACATCGTGAGTGAGGGGCGGCTCCTCAGCTACGAACTCCAGGAAGTCATGCAGGACTGCTGTGAGCACTATGAAGTGTCCTATGCTCTGGCCCTTGCCATCGCAGAGGTTGGAACCCACTTTGACCCCGATGCCGTCAGCGCCACTGGTGACTATGGCCTCATGCAGATCAACTCTGTCAATCACGAGTGGCTTTTGGAAAAAGGCCTTGACCCCATGACCCATGCCGGGAACATTGAGGCCGGTATCTATATCATCTCCCAGTATCTCCAGAGCTACGGAGAGCCAGAGCTTGCGCTGATGGCCTACAACTGCGGGCCCGGCGGCGCAAGAAAGCTGTGGGATGCAGGTACATACCAGACCGACTACTCCCGCAAGGTTATGACCGCTTTTGAATACTGGACAAGCGTGCTGGAGGTTGACTGAAATGCCCTACTATAAGACCTGCCCTGACTGCGGAGCCCACCTTGACCCCGGTGAGCGCTGCGACTGTAAAGATGATACCAAGGAGGATTGTACCAATGTTGGAAATGAAAATCAAGATTGAGGCGGATGCTGCCGTCCTCAAGGCCATTGACAAGCTGACCACGGCGCTGGAAAAGAACGCCGTCAACATCTCCGTGTCCCAGGACACCCCCGCCCCCGTGGCTCCTGTGGCCACCCCTGTCACCCATGCCCCGGTGCCGCCGGTCACCATGCCGCCCGCTACTGTGGTCCCTACCCAGCCCACCCCTGCGCCTGTGGCAACCCCTACCCCTGCACCGGCTCCTGCGGCACCTGCCCAGACTGTGGCCCCTACTAACCCCGCTCCCACCGTTCCCGTGACCACGGCCCCCACCTACACCCTTGACCAGATCGCCAAGGCCGGTGCCAGCCTGGTGGATGCGGGCAAGATGAAGCAACTGCTGGCTCTGCTGGCCAAGTATGGCGTGCAGGCCGTCACCCAGCTCCAGCCGGACCAGTACGGTGTCTTTGCCACCGAACTGCGGACGCTGGGCGCACAGCTCTAAGGAGGTGCCCTATGCCTCCCGAAAAGCACGCCCTGCTTTCTGCCTCATCGGCATCCCGCTGGCTGAAATGCACGGCGGCCCCCCGCTTTGAGGAGCACCTGCCGGAGCGCACCAGCGAATATGCGGAGGAGGGCCGCCTGGCCCATTCCATCTGTGAGCTCAAGACCCTCAAGAAATTCACTGTGATGACCTCCCGCACCTACACCACCCGCCTCAACAAGCTCAAAAAGGACCCGCTCTACTCTGAGGAAATGGACAAGACCAGTGACCTCTACATTGAGCACCTGATTGAGCAGGCCATGCTCTATGACAGCACGCCCACTGTGGTAGCGGAGGTGCAAGTGGACTTTGGGGAGTATGTCCCGGAGGGCTTTGGCACCTGTGACAATGTGATGATTGGCGGGGACACCCTCAGCATCACGGACTACAAGCACGGCAAGGGTGTCCCGGTGTCCGCCGTGGGCAACCCGCAGATGCGGCTCTACGCTCTGGGCGCTCTCAAGCGCTATGCCCCCGTGTTCGGCGATGCCATCAAGAAAGTCCGCATGTCCATTGACCAGCCCCGCCTTGACAGCTACACCACCGACACTATCACCGTGGAGGAGCTGATGACCTGGGGCGAGAGCATCAAGCCCATTGCACAAAAGGCTTTCTCCGGGCTGGGTGAGTTTGTCCCCGGTGACCACTGCCGCTTTTGCCGTGGCAAGGCTCAGTGCCGTGCCCGTGCCAACACCAATACGGCGCTGGAGGACTTCAAGGACTGCGTGCCCGCCGCCTCCGTCCCGCCTGACGCTATGGCCCCCCAGGAGTTTTCCCACATCGGCCCGCATGGGAATGAGGTGCACCCGCTCCTCTCTGATGCGGAGATCGGTGACCTCCTCATCCGTGGCAAGGAGCTGGTGGCCTGGTACAAGGACCTGGAGGAATACGCCACCAAGGCCCTACTGGATGGCAAGCCCATTGAGGGCTGGAAACTGGTGGCTGGCCGGAGCATCCGCACCTTTACGGACCAGGATGCCGCCATCCAAGCTGCCATTGCCGCCGGATATGATGAGGCCCTGCTCTATGACCGCAAGCCCAAGACGCTCTCTGAGATGGAGAAACTGATGGGCAAGGCGGAGTTTGCTGAGAAAATCGGCGGCTATGTGACCAAGCCCCTGGGTAAGCCCACGCTGGCCCTCAGCACAGACAAGCGTGAGGCCTACAACCCCGCCGCTGCTGACTTTGCCGGGGTGGCCGCCAATGAATAAGTACCAGACCTGTGCCCATTCTGCCCCGTGGCAGCCTCCCATCCTGCTTGATGATGAGGAAAAGGGCTACCCCGTGGGCCGTTTCTGCAAGCACGCTTGCGGCAGTATGGCCGTCATCCGTGACCCGGCAGTCTGCGAGAACTGCACGCAGTACACAGACCCCGCCAAGCTCATCACCATCAACACCGGGGACTACCACGCAGACATCTATTTTGACCGACTGGAGGACATGCCCCTCTCCAACATCCGCAAGGTTTTCAAGCTGCTCCTGGCGGACCCGTGGAGCAATGAGGGAGCCATCCGTCAGATGACCCTCTACCTGGATGCCGCCGTGATTGAAAGCAAAGAGGCCTGGAAACAGGCCAGTATTGAGTATCAGAACGGCTGGCGCAATGTGTTCAATAAGAAAAGCCGACTCAAAGAGGACCGCCAAAAGCTCCGGGAAAACAACCGGCTGACCGCTGCCGTAAAGCGGAGCAAAGCCCGGCATGAGCGCTGGGTGAAACTTCAAACCTGCTGGGCTGAGGCCCAGCCTGATGCAAACACCAGAGTGTAATTTAACTGTAAAGGAGATCAAAAGATTATGTATCAGAATGATGCCATGAAAGTCCTGACTGGTGAGGTCCGCCTCTCCTATGCCAACCTGACCACCCCCAGAGCCGCCCAGCAGGGCGGTGAGCCCAAGTATTCCGTCACCCTGCTCATCCCCAAGAGCGATGCCGCCACCAAGGCTGACATTGACGCTGCCATCCAGGCCGCCGCCAGTGATGCCCTGGCCAAGGTGTGGAACGGTGCCCGCCCGCCCATGCTCAAGGTGCCCATCCACGATGGTGACGGCGTGCGGCCCTCCGGTGTGCCCTTTGGTGATGAGTGCAAGGGCCATTGGGTGATGACCGCCTCCACCAAGAACAAGCCCCAGGTGGTGGGCATCGACAACATCAACTGCGAACTGTCCCCGGCGGACATTTACAGCGGCATGTATGGCCGTGTCACCGTCCGTTTCTTCGGCTACTCCAACAGCGGCAACAAGGGCATTGGCTGTGGTCTGGGCAATGTTCTCAAGACCCGTGACGGGGAGCCCCTGAGCGGCCAGGCCTCCGCTGCCTCCGACTTCGCCGGGCTGGGCGGCACTCCTGCGGCCGCTCCCACCTACGGTGCGGCGATGCCCGCCACCCCCGGTGCCTACGGTGTCCAGCCTGCGGCCCCCGCCGTCCCTGCTGCTCAGGTGCCCTGGGCTACCACCGGCGGCATCAACCCCATCACCGGCCAGCCCATGTGATAAGGAGGAGTGACTGATGAACACCAGATTTGATGGCCAGCTCTGGATTGGGGCCTTTGGCGTGACCCTTGAGGTCAAAGAGATGGAAACCGGCCACTTGCTCAACACGGTCAAGATGCTTTTGCAGAAACCCGCCCGTGTGCAGGCCATGCTTGTGGCCGACATTGAGAACGCCGCCTTTGCGGAGCCCCAGGCGTGGACCGCCAACCGCAAGGAGGACATCCGCAAGGTGTCCGTCCACAACATCACCAGCCTCTCCGCTGAGGAGCTGGTGGAGTATGTCAAGGGCACCACGCTTTTCAATACCATGCTGGCGGAGCTGGAGGCCCGTGGCGTGAACACGGAGAACATCATGCAACTCTACACCATGGATGAGGCTTTCCGCAATTAAGAAAGGATGACACCATGCACCATCTCAGCATTGACCTTGAAACCTATTCAAGCGTGCCGATTGCTAAGGCCGGGGCGCAAAAGTACATCTCCAGCCCGGACTTTGAAATCCTGCTCTTTGCGTACAGTGTGGATGGCGCGCCTGTTGAAATCATTGACCTGGCACGGGGGGAACGCCTCCCCCCGTGGCTGGTCCAGGCCATCACCTCCCCGGAGTACATCAAGCACGCATACAACGCCCCCTTTGAGTGGGGCTGCCTGTCCAAGTTTTTGGGCACCCTACCGCCGGACCAATGGCGCTGCACCATGTTCCACGGCCTCTATTGTGGCTACACAGCAGGCCTGGATGCCACTGGCAAGGCCCTGGGGCTTGCTGAGGACAAGCGCAAGCTCAACACCGGCAAGGCGCTCATCCGTTATTTCTGCGTCCCTTGCGCCCCTACAAAGGCCAATGGAGGCCGCACCCGCAACCTGCCCCAGCACGACACCGACAAGTGGGAGCTGTTCAAAGAATACTGCCGCCAAGATGTTGTGACTGAAATGGAGATTGAGCGGCGGCTCTCTGCTTTCCCCGTGCCAGACTTCGTGCAAAAGCAATGGGAAACGGACCTCATCATCAATGCCCGTGGCGTGGCCGTGGACATGGACCTGGTGAGCGGTGCCCTCTATCTGGGCAATGTGACCCGCCAAAACCTCACCCAGGAGGCCATGAAAATCTCCAAGCTGGACAACCCCAACAGCGTGGCACAGCTCACGCAATGGCTCCAGGAGGCCATGGGAGAGGAGCTTGCGGACCTCCGCAAGGACACCGTGGCCCGCCTGCTTGGCAAGGAGGACAACAGCCCCCAGGTCCAGCGGATGCTTGAGATACGCCAAGAGCTGGGCAAGACCAGCACCAAAAAGTATGACGCTATTGAGGCCGCTGTGTGCCCGGATGGCCGTGTCCGTGGGCTGCTCCAATTCTATGGAGCGAACAGGACGGGGCGCTGGGCAGGCCGCCTGGTGCAGGTCCAGAACTTGCCCCGCACTTATACAGAGCCGCTGCCGCTGGCCCGTGAACTGGTGGAGCACCGCAAGCTGGATGCCCTCCGGCTGATCTATGGCTCCGTGCCTGACACTCTCAGCCAGCTCATCCGCACCGCCTTTGTGGCCCCGGAGGGCCATGTCCTCATTGACGCTGACTTTTCGGCCATTGAGGCCCGTGTCATCTCCTGGCTGGCCGGTGAGCAATGGCGGCTGGAGGTGTTCCGCACCCACGGCAAAATCTATGAGGCCTCTGCCTCTCAGATGTTCGGCGTGCCCATTGAGCTCATCAAAAAGGGCAATCCAGAGTATGCACTCCGGCAAAAGGGCAAGGTGGCAGAGCTGGCCCTGGGCTACCAGGGCAGCACCGGCGCACTCATCAACATGGGAGCCTTGGACATGGGCATCCCTGAGGAGGACCTGCCGGACATCGTGAGCCGCTGGCGTGAGGCCAACAAGCGCATCCGTGACCTGTGGTATTCCATGGACACTGCCGCCGTGCAGGTCATCACCCAGGGCGGCAGTGTGGGCATCAATGGCCTGCTGCTGGCCCGTGAGTATGACTACAACCAGGGCACCGACTGTTTCACCATTCAGCTCCCCTCTGGCCGCAAGCTCTACTATGTGAGCCCCGGCATTGGTGAAAACCAATGGGGCAACCCCTCTATCTCCTACATGGGCATGGACCAGAAAACCAAACGCTGGAAACGCATCGAAACCTACGGCGGCAAGTTGGTGGAAAACTGCGTCCAGGCCATTGCCCGTGACTGTCTGGCGGACACCATTGAACGCCTGGAGGCCGCTGGCCTGCCGGTGATTTTCCACATCCATGATGAGGTGGTCATTGACATTGCCCCCTGGGCTGATGAGGACACCATGCTGGACACGGTGGTCAACATCATGCGCCAGCCCATCCCGTGGGCCGCTGATCTGCCGCTCAACGCTGATGGCTGGGTGGGCACATTCTTCAAGAAAGACTAAATAACTGACGAGCCCCCCCCCGCTACCAATGCGGTGGTGGGCTGAGGGAGGCTTTTATGCAAATCCTTGTTGCCTGCGAGGAAAGCCAGGCGGTCACCATAGCTTTGCGAAAGCTGGGCCATGAAGCATACAGTTGTGACCTCATCCCATGCTCCGGCGGCCACCCTGAGTGGCACATTCAGCAAGATGTGCTCCCTTTGCTCAACGGCTACTGCTTTTTCAAGACCTGTGACGGCTCCGCACATTATGTGCTGGGGCGGTGGGACATGCTCATTGCTTTCCCGCCGTGCACCTATCTGACCAATGCCAGCGCCGTCCGCATGAGGGTAAAGGGTGAGATTGTGGCGGCCTGTGCCGCTGGGGCACCACCTGCAAGCTGCGGACCATTGACCAGTATGCAGAGCGCCAGGGCGCAAAGGTCTATGTGGGCATCGCCGCAGATGAAACGCCCAGGCTCCAAAAAGAGCGCAAGCCCTACAAGCTCTTTCCGCTTGCGGAGTTTGGCATGACTGAGGCGGACTGCCTGCAATATTGCTACTCCGCCGGATATTTCTGGCTGGAGGGCTCCATCCGGCTCTATGACATTCTGGACCGTGTTCCCTGCTGGTGCTGTTGCAACAAAAACCTCAAGGAGCTCAGAAACATCCGCCAGTATCTCCCAGAGTATTGGGAAAAGCTGAAACACCTACAAGCCCAGTTAGAGCGCCCCATGAAAGGCTTTTACAAAGGCCAGCCCCGTGGCGTGTTTGAACTGGATGAATGCTTTGCAAGAGAGGACCGTGACACATGAAAATCATTAACCCCTATACCGAAATCCTCACCCCGCTGGATGGCCAGGCTATCCTCCAGCACATTGAGCTGTGCGGGCGGGTCTGCTACAAGTCTGAGGACAAAATCACCGACACCAGCGCCGCCAAGTTTGTGGCGGGCATCATCAAGCGTGGCCATGAGGCCGTCCTGGAACACTTTGACATCACGGTCAAGTTTGTGTGTGACCGGGGCGTGTCCCATGAAATTGTCCGGCACCGCATGGCCTCCTACTGCCAGGAGAGCACCCGCTACTGCAACTATTCCAAGGATGGCTTTGGCGGTGAGATCACTGTCATCCGCCCCTTTTACCTGGTGGAGGGCACTGAGGGCTGGCAGTATTGGAAAGAGGCTTGCTGGACCGCAGAGCGCCGCTACTTTGAGTTACTTAATTGGGGCTGCACCCCGCAAGAGGCCCGTGCCGTCCTGCCCACCAGCCTCAAGACTGAGGTGGTGATGACGGCCAACCTGCGGGAATGGCGGCATTTCTTCAAGCTGCGGACCGCTCCGGCGGCGCACCCGCAGATGCGTGAGGTGGCCATCCCGCTGCTCCACCAGATGCGCTCCCAGGTGCCGGTCATTTTCGATGATATTGAGGAGGCCGCCCATGAAACTGTGTGACCGCTGCCCCCAGGCTGGCTCTTGCCTGTTGAACTATCTGGGCAAGGCTTGCCACAAGCTCCGTATGCAGGAGTGCCCGGAGGTGGTCCCCACCACGCTGGAGCTCATGCACAACATGGACGCTGAGGAACTGGCCGCTTTCTTCTCCAAGACCTTTTGCCAGTCCCTTGGAAAAACGCAACTTTTGGAATGGCTCAATAAGGAGGTGCCCAATGAAACGCTCTGAGATTTTGGAGGCCGCCCGCCGCTGTGTCTGCGGTGAGCGTGAGCAGGACTATGGCACGCCGGAGAATAACTTTGAAACCATCGGCCTGCTCTGGGGTGTCTACCTCAGAGCGGCGCACCCGGAGTATGCCAAGGTCATGCCCATCAACGGCATCACGGCCAAGGATGCCGGCACTATGCTGGCCCTGCTCAAGGTGGCCCGCATCGCCACCGGCTCCAGCCCTGACAGCTTTATTGATCTGGCGGGCTATGCGGCCTGCGCCGGTGAAATCGTGACAGAAAGGAGCCGCCCCTATGAAAAAGCGGAAACCCAGACCCAGGAGTGAAAAGCCCCGAATGTGTGACCCCGGCATGTGTGACTGCTGCCAGTACATTGATGAGGGTGACTTCATCTGTGACAAAGGCCCCGGCCAGCCGGTCCTTGTGGTTGAGGACTGGCAGCCCAATGAGAACGCCGGGCGCTGCCGGAGGGGCACAAAGCGATGAACAGAAAAGAGCGGCGAAACTTGCAACGCCAAGGTGTGCAGGTGCCCAAAGACCCCACGCTCAACATCAAGCTCTCCGCTCTGGGCAAGTCCATAATGACCCCGGAGATGCAGATGGCCATGATGCACGAAATCAACCAGCAGTGCCTTGAGAAAGATGACTTGCTGGCTCTGGATGTGGACTGCATGGTGCTCTGGACACTGCACCGGCACCTGGGCTTTGGGGTCAAGCGGCTCCATGACTTTTATCTGGCGATGGCCGCAGAACACCGCCGGATGCGTGACTTTTATGAAATGGATGACCTGTACCCGGAACGGCTCAAGCTCAAGGAGCTGGGTGCAGATGTCGAACAATGGCAAAAGGAGGTGCTGGCCAATGAGCCCAAAACCCTGGGAAAACGCTGAGGGCTACGCAGACCCAACGGCATACAACGCCATCAAGAAAGTGTCCGCAGAGGGGCATGAGGCGCTGGATGCCAAGGTCAACACTCTCATCAAGGTCCTCAAGTTTATCATTGCGGAAAGCGGCTTTGAGCTGGCAGCCCGCATTGAGCTCCGGGACCGCAAGACAGGGAGGTTTTTTAGATGACAACCATCACAACGATTTGCAAGCGCTGCGGGCGCACCCGTGTCACTAAATGTGTGGACACCTTTTACTCCACCGCAGATATGTGGTCCAGCGCTTGCGGATTTTTCCACGGCATCACCCGTCACTGGGGCACACTGTCCCCGAAAGCTCACAGATGGGCCCCGTTTTACTGCGTGGTGGTGCCCCTGCGCCTCATCCTGGCGCTGGTCTGGGACCTGCTCCGGGCAACGCTGCTTGTGGTGACTTGGCCCGTCTGGTGGCTGCATGAGGAGGTGCTGGGACGATGACCAAATGCGAAACGGCAATCTGCCAGCTTGCGGTGAATGTCTATGGCAAGACCAGCCAGTGCACGGTCTGCATGGAGGAGATGGCAGAGCTCACCAAGGAGCTCTCCAAAAACCTCCGTGGCCAGGACAACGCCGCCCACATCGCCGAGGAGATCGCTGATGTTGAGATCATGCTGGAACAGCTCAAGCTCATGTTTAGCATCCGTGATGAGGTGACCCAGCAGCGCACCGTCAAGCTCCAGCGGCTTGACAACCGCATTTCTCAATCCCTGATACATCCGAAACCGTGAGGTGTGACCCATGCAATTTGACCGCAAAATAACCATCTCCGCCGGTAGCAGCCGGAGGGCCATGGTCTGGCAGGCGCAAACCCTGCTCATTTCTGAGCTGTGGGCAAAGCTCCAGACCCCCGCCAGAGGCACTGAGCCCCTGGCAGAATATCTGAATATGAAAAAGGCCCAGCAGGATGACCTCAAGGATGTGGGCGGCTTTATGGCAGGCACACTGTCAGGCCCCCGCCGAAAGGCCAACAATGTGACCGGGCGTGATGTCATCACGCTGGACCTGGACAACATCCCACCGGGCGGCACGGAGGATGTCCTGCGCCGTGTTGAGGGGCTGAGCTGCGGCTATTGCATCTATTCCACCCGTAAGCACAGCCCGGCGGCACCCCGCCTGCGTGTTCTGCTGCCGCTGGACCGCACGGCCTCAGCGGATGAATATGAACCCATCGCCCGCAAGATGGCGGAGTACATAGGCCTGGAGCTCTGTGACCCCACCACCTTTGAGGTGTCCCGTCTGATGTACTGGCCAAGCTGCTGCTCAGACAGCCAATACATCTATGTGTGGAAAGACAAGCCCCTGCTGTCCGTCAAGGGCCTGCTGGGCCAGTATGAGGACTGGCGTGACTGCACCCTCTGGCCCCAGGTGCCCGGCTCCCAAAACCTGCCCACTAAACTGGCAGTCAAGCAGGGTGACCCGGAGGCCAAAAACGGTGTTGTGGGCGCTTTCTGCCGCACCTATGACATCTACCGTGCCATGGATGAGCTCATCCCCGGCATGTATGAGCCGGTGGAAAGTATGCCAGGCCGCTACACCTACCTGGGCGGCTCCACAACCGGCGGCGCTGTCATCTATGACAGCGGCAAGTTTCTCTACTCCCACCACGCCACTGACCCGTGCAGCGGCAAGCTGGTGAACGCCTTTGACCTGGTGCGCCTGCATCGCTTTGGTGACAAGGACGATGAGGCCCAGCCGGGCACTCCCACCAACCGCCTGCCCTCCTACCGTGCCATGTGCGAACTGGCCACGCAAGACCCCGATGTGTCCGCCCTGATGAGCCAGGAGCGCTACCAGGAGGCCGTCAAGGACTTTGAGGGCGTGGAGGCCACCAACGATGCAGAGCCCGCCAACTGGATGGACCGGCTGGAGATCAACAGCCAGACCGGCCTCCCCAAGGCCACCATTGATAATGTCTGGATTATTCTTGAGAATGACCCGCTGCTCAAGGGCAAGTTTGCCCTCAACCAGTTTGCGGGCCGTGGTGAGGTGCTGGATGCGCTCCCCTGGAACGCCTCCACCAAGCGCCGCCTCTGGGATGACAATGACAACAATGGCCTCTACTGGTATATGGAAAAGGTCCACCACATCACCGGCAACGGCAAGATTGACGGGGCGCTCTCCCTCCACACCACACAGCACGCTTTCAACGAGGTCCAGGACTACCTCCAGAGCCTCAAGTGGGACGGCGTGCCCCGCCTGGACACCCTTTTCATTGACTACCTGGGGGCGGAGGACAGCCCCTACACCAGAGCGGTGACCCGCAAGGCTTTCACCGCCGCCGTCACCCGTGCCATGATGCCCGGCAGCAAGTATGACAACATGCTCATCCTGGCCGGACCCCAGGGCATTGGCAAGAGCACCCTGCTGGATAAGATGAGCCGGGGCTGGTTTAATGACAGCATCCGCACCTTTGAGGGCAAGGAGGCCTCTGAGCTTTTGCAGGGGGTCTGGCTGGTGGAGATCGGTGAACTGGACGCTTTCCGCAAGACGGATGTGGCGTGCATCAAGCAGTTTCTCTCCCTGCGCTCTGACCGTTTCCGTGCGGCCTATGGCCGCCATGTCAAGGAGCTGCCCCGGTGCTGTGTGTTCTTCGGCACCACCAACACCTCTGACTACCTGCGGGACCGCACCGGCAACCGGCGTTTCTGGCCGGTGGATGTGGGCCTGGCCCCGGCGGCCAAAAGCGTCTGGACTGATCTGCCCGGAGAAATTGACCAGCTCTGGGCTGAGGCCATGGTCCGCTGGCAGACGGGAGAGCCGCTTTTCCTCAAAGGGGAAATTGAGGCCGCCGCCAAGGAGGCCCAGGAGGCCCACCGGGAGGTCAACACCCGTGAGGGCATCATCCTGGACTTTCTGGAGCGCCCGGTGCCGGAGGACTGGCAGAACTGGCCGCTGGACCGCCGCCGGATGTTCTGGGGCGGCGCTGTGCAGGGAGATGTCAAGCTGGTGCCCCGTGACCGTGTGTGTGCTCTGGAGGTCTGGTGTGAGGCCCTGGACGGCAAGCAGCGGGATATGAGATACAGCGACACGGCAGAAATCAACAGCATCATTGAGGCCAGCGCCTTGTGGGAAAGGGCCAGAGGCTCCCTGCGCTTTGGCTACTGCGGCAAGCAGCGGGGCTTTCAAAAGGTGCGGCTTTGACCCGGAACATTGCCCGGAACATTTGAGATTTTCAAATGTTCCAATGTTCCGGGCAGGTGGAACATGTTCCGGCAAATGTTCCGGCAAATGTTCCGGGCAAAACCCTTGCGCCGCAAGGCTTTTGGGCTAAGTGGAACATTGGAACATTCATTTCCTATATTAGGGTAAAAGAGAGGATTTAGAGAGAATAGAGAAAAATAAAACTCTCTAAACCGCCTGTTTGCGCTACATATACGCGCGAATGTTCCACTGTTCCGAAAGGAGGAAATCCATGAAAGAAAGCTATATTGAGAGCTACCTTGTTCGCAAGGTGAAAGAGCACGGTGGCCTCTGCTATAAGTTTGTGTCACCCGGAAATCCCGGCGTGCCTGATCGACTGATAATCACCCCCACCGGCAAGACCATCTTTGTTGAACTGAAAACGGAGGAGGGCAGGCTGGCCAAAGTCCAGAAATGGCAGCGGAGTGAGATGGAGAAACGGGGGGCGGACTGCCGGGTGCTGTTTGGGATGGACGCAGTAAAGGACTTTTTGAGGGAGGTTTTCCCCGCATGAAATATGTGCCGCATGACTACCAGGCCTATTGCATCCAGCGTGTAGTTGAGGACCCTGCCGTTGGGCTGTTTCTCCGTCCCGGCCTTGGAAAAACGGTCATCACTCTGTCAGCGGTCAATATTCTCAAGTATTTCCGCTGGCAGGTGCAAAAGGTCCTGGTAGTGGCCCCCAAAAAGGTAGCAGAGGCCACCTGGAGCAAGGAGGCCGCCAAGTGGGACCACCTCCAGCACCTCCGCACCGCCACGGTGCTTGGCTCATCCGCAAAACGCATCAAGGCACTCAACACGCCTGCGGATGTGTATGTTATCAACCGGGAAAATGTGGAGTGGCTGGTGGACTACTACAAACAGGCCTGGCCCTTTGACATGGTGGTGCTTGATGAGAGCACCAGCTTTAAGAACAGCCAGAGCAAGCGCTGGAAAGCCATGAGGCGGGTGCGGCGTTTCATCAAGCGGATGGTCCTGCTGACCGGCACGCCGTCCTCTAAGGGCCTCATTGATCTGTGGGCACAAGTTTACCTGCTGGACTGCGGAGAGCGCCTGGGGCGATCTCTGAGCGCCTACCGTGAGCGTTATTTTGACCCTGACCAGCGGAGCCGCACACAGATTTTTTCCTACAAGGCCAAAGACGGTGCGGAGAGCGCTGTGCTGGATGCCATTTCTGACATCTGCATCTCCATGAAAGCGGAGGACTACCTGGAGCTGCCGGACTTCATCCAGCATGAGGTGCCGGTGCTGCTGGATGCCAAAGCCCGCCGGGCCTATGACCAGTTTGAGCGTGACCTGCTGCTGGAGGTGGACGAGGATGTCATCACCGCCGCCTCTGCTGCTGTTCTTGTGGGAAAACTCCTGCAAATGTGCAACGGTGCTGTGTATAGCAATGATGGTCACATCGTGCCGGTCCATGACTGCAAGCTGGAGGCCTATCTGGAGCTGCTGGAGCAGTTGAACGGAGAGCACTGCCTGACTTTCTACGGCTACCAGCATGACCGTGACCGCATCCTGGAGGCGCTGAAAAAGCACCGCAAGGACCTCCGGGTGAGGGTCTACAAAACCGTGGAGGATGAGGAGGCCTGGAACAACGGAGAGGTTGATGTGCTGCTGGTGCATCCGGCCTCCTGTGCCTACGGCCTCAACCTCCAGGCAGGCGGCCAGCATGTGGTGTGGTACGGCCTCAACTGGTCTTTTGAGCTGAATGACCAGGGAAACTGCCGCTTATACCGGCAGGGCTCCCCCTATGACAAGGTTTTCGTCCACTATCTTGTGGTGCAGGGCTGCCAGGATGAGGATGTCATGGCTACGGTGCGAGATCGCCAGGACACCCATGAGGCCGTCATGTCCGCACTCAAGGCCAGAATTAAGCGAGTAAAGGAGAGCGCAAAATGAGCGATAATCTGAATATTAAACTGCTGAAACAGCACGCCGCCATCCTGGAAACGGCCCTCCAGACCGTCAACAATGTTTCCAAGAGCATCACGGAGGAGGCAGCGGCCCTGGATGCGGAGCTTGCCCCCGTCCAGGATGCCACGGATGTGCTGGCGGCCTGCGAGAGGGCCCAGGAGCGTGCCCGCTTTGCTGAGGCGAAACTGAGCAACGCCGTGGCGGACCTGCGCTTTGTCATGGCCGGTGGTGACCCTTGCCGGGTGTGTGCCGTCAAGTGCACTTTTGGTGAGGGCAACTGCAAACCCGTGTGGCGTGGAGAGGCTGGTGCTGATTTGTGACTTTGAAAGAACTGTCCCAGCTTTACTACCTCAACCGGGAGATCGAGATGGACAAAAAGCGCCTTCTTGAGCTGGAGGCCAGAGCGGTGTCCTGTTCGTCAGATCTGTCCGGGATGCCCAGGAGCTCCGGCGTGGGGGACCGTGTTGGCCGCTATGCGGCGGAGATCGTGGACCTCAAGGGCATCATTGAGGCCAAACTCCAGCAGTGCATCTATGAGCGCAACCGTTTGGAGAGGTACATCACCACCATTGAGGACAGCCTCCTTCGGCAGGTTTTCACATATCGCTTTGTGAATGGACTGCCGTGGCGGCAGGTGGCCGCATGTATCGGCGGGAGTAACACTGCTGACGGCGTGCGGATGATGTGCAACAGGTACATCAAGGCCACGGAGCCGGAAACAGATGACGGCACAGAGGTCCAACTGTAACTTGTTCGTTCTGTTCGGTGTTTCTGTGGTACACTATATCCTGCAGGTAGTGCCTCAAGATGATGCAATACCTCCTTGGTTGGGCAGCGGCAAGGTGACGGATGATGAAACCCAGACCCTTGCCGCTGTTTCATTCTAACGATTTTTTAGAGCCGTCCGATGAGGGCGGCTTTTACTATGTGATGGGGTGGTGAGATGGCAAAGCTGACTGAAAAGCAAAAGCGATTTGTGCAGGAATACCTTGTGGACCTCAATGCCACGGCGGCTGCCAAGCGTGCCGGATATAGCGAAAAAAGCGCCTCCCGGATAGCCGTGGAACTACTCAATAAAACTCAAGTTTCTGCCGAAATCCAAAAGCAGCAGGCCAAGCGTCAAAAGCGGGTGGAAATCACCCAGGAAAAAGTGCTTGAGGAGCTGGCTGCAATCGCCTTTGCCAACGGTGCTGACTTCGCCACCGTCAACCAAAATGGCATTGTCCGCATCACCCCAACCTCTGAGCTGCCGGATGAAAAGCGCAAGGCCATTGCCTCCATCAAGGAGGGGCAATATGGCACGGAGGTCAAGGTGCACGATAAGGTCAAGGCCCTGGAGCTGCTGGCCAAGCACCTGGGCATGTTCGACAGCAAGAACGGTGGCAGCGAGGCCCCAGAGAATAACATCTTTGAGGTCATTGACCAAAGCACCAGAGAGGAGATAGGCACAGATGAAATACCAGAGATTGAGCACCCGGCAAAACCTGGCCATGACCTGGTGGAATAGACCCGGCTTTGAGGTCTATGACGGCATCATCTGTGACGGCTCCATCCGCTCCGGCAAGACAGTGGCCATGACGGTGGGCTTTATCATGTGGGCCATGACCCGCTTTGATGGCTGCAATTTTGCCATCTGCGGCAAGACCATTGAGAGCCTGCGCCGCAATGTGACAAGCAATCTGCCCGTCTGGCTGGCGGGCGTTTTCTCTTTCAAGGAGCACCGCACTGAAAACAAGATCGTGGTGAGCGCCAACGGCAAGAGTAACAGCTTTTACCTGTTCGGCGGCAAGGACGAAAGCAGCGCCGCACTCATCCAGGGCATCACACTGGCAGGCATCCTGCTGGATGAGGTGGCCCTGATGCCGGAGAGCTTTGTCAACCAGGCCACGGCCCGCTGCTCTGTTGAGGGGGCCAAGCTGTGGTTTAACTGCAACCCGGAGGGCCCCAGCCATTGGTTTTATACCAAGTGGGTGCTGGAGGCCAGCAAGCGGAAAATGCTGCACCTCCATTTCACCATGGATGACAACCTCAGCCTCTCCGCCTCAGTCAAGGCAATGTATGAGAGCCTTTACTCTGGCGTTTTCTATGATCGCTTTATCCGGGGCCTGTGGGTGGTGGCGGAGGGGCTTATTTACACGATGTTCAACAAGGACTTTCATGTTGTGCCCAGCGTCCCCAGGCCCTATGAAAAGTATGTGATGTCCTGCGACTACGGCACCATCAACCCCACCAGCATTGGCCTCTGGGGCAAGGCTGGCGGCAAGTGGTACAGGATGAGGGAGTATTACTATGACAGCCGCAAGGAGGGCCGCCAGCGCACCGATGAGGAGCACTACACGGAGCTGGAGCGTCTGGCTGATGGCCTGCATGTGTCCGCCATCATCGTGGACCCATCGGCGGCCTCTTTCATTGAGGTCATCCGCCGCCATGACCGCTACCGTGTAGAAAAGGCCTCCAACTCCGTGCTGGACGGCATCCGCAATGTGGCCACCCGGCTCCAGAGCGGTGACATCTTTTTCTGTGACTGCTGCACGGACTGCATCCGTGAGTTTGGGATGTATCGCTGGGATGAAAAAGCCCAGATGGACCGTCCCATCAAAGAAAATGACCATAGCATGGACGATGTGCGCTACTTCGTGCACCGTGTCTATGCGCCTGATCTGATTAGCTTTAAGTGAGGTGAGAAACCAATGGTGACACTCAATCTGAGGGATGATTGCAATGGCCGTGTGGCCACCAATTTCAAACGGGGCATGACGGACAAGCGCTTTCTGGAGCTTGAAATCACCGCATGGCTCACCAGCCCGGAGCGCAAAAAGCAGCTTGAGGGTGAGGCCTACTATGACGGCTACCAGGATGTGACCCACCGGGAACGCCTGGCGCTGGATGAGGACGGCAAGCCCATTGTGCTCAAGAACTTGCCCAACAACCGGCTGGTCAACAACCTCTATTCCAAGATGGTGGACCAAAAGACCAACTACTCCTTTGGCCGTCCGCTGTCCTTTGACACCGAAAACAAGGAGTATGCCAAGGCCCTGGGGGCTCTGTTCGGGGCCCGTTTTCTGCGTACTATGCACAATGTTGGTGAGGGCGCATGGATTGGCGGAAAGTCCTGGCTCTATCCATACTACGAAAACGGGGAGCTGGCTTTCCGGCGCTTTCCTGCTGATGAGGTCCTGCCATTCTGGGCGGACGCTGACCACACCATCCTGGACGCTGCTGTCCATGTCTATGTGGTGCAGGAATACGATGAGGCCGAACACGCCAAGGATGTGGTCAAGGTTGAGGTCATGCACGGCGGAGGTGTGGACTGTTTCATCCGCACGGATGACGGCGTGCTGGAGCCGGACAGCTTTGCCTACTCCGGCCCCTATATCATCACCCGGCAGGACAATGAAACCGGCAAAGTAGAGGGCTACAACTGGGAGCGCATCCCGTTGGTGTGCTTTAAGAGCTCCCACCATGAAATCCCACTCCTCTCTAAGGTCAAGTGCCTCCAGGATGCCTACAACAATATCCTGAGCAACTTTGCCAACCAGATGGAGGAGGACATCCACACCACCATCCTGGTCATCAAGAACTATGACGGTGAGGACCTGGGCACATTCCGCCGCAACCTGGCCACCTATGGTGTCATCAAGGTGCGGTCCTATGAGGGGGCTGAGGGCGGCGTGGACACTCTGGAAATATCCGTCAACGCTGAAAACTACAAGACCCTGTTGGCCCTGCTCAAGGATGCCATCATTGAGAACGCCAGAGGCTATGATGCCAAGGATGACCGCATGAGCGGTGACCCAAACCAAATGAACATTCAGAGCATGTACTCTGACATTGACCTGGATGCCAATGGCATTGAAATGGAGTTTCAGGCCAGCATGGAGGAGCTGCTTTGGTTTATCAACAAGCACCTGGTCAACACCGGCGGCAGGAGCTTTGAGGGCGAGGATGTCACAGTCATCTTTGACCGGGATGTGCTCATCAACGAAACGGAGGCCATCAACAACTGCAAGAACTCCGTGGGCATCCTCTCTGATGAAACCATCGTCAAGATGCACCCCTGGGTCACTAACCCGGAGCAGGAGCTCCAGCGCATCAAGGATGAGAAAGAGGAGGCCATGCAGGCTGACCCCTACCAGGCCGCTTTTTTGGCCAACCGCAACCAGCCGCCGGTAAGCAATGAGGGTGGTGGCGATGGCAAGACAGACTAACGCCGCCTACTGGGCCCAGCGCATGAAAAATATGGAGGAGGCTTTGCTTGACCACTCCTATACCTATGTGGAAAACCTTGAAAAGCAGTTTGCCGCCGCCCAAGCTGAGATCGAGCGGCAGATGGCCCGCTGGTATCAGCGCTTTGCAGATAACAATGACATTTCCCTTGCTGATGCCAAAAAGCTGCTCACCTCCGGCGAACTCAAAGAGCTGCAATGGACGGTGGACGAGTACATCAAGTTTGGCAAGGAAAACGCCATTGACGGTGCATGGATAAAACAGCTTGAAAACGCAAGTGCCAAGGTACATATCTCCAGACTGGATGCCCTCAAGCTGCAAATTCAGCAGCAGGCAGAGGTTTTGCACGCTCAAGTAGAGGCGGCAACGGAAAAAGCCGCCCGTGAGATTTATGAGGCGGGCTACTACCACACCGGCTTTGAGGTGCAAAGAGGCATTGGTCTTGGCTGGTCCCTTGCCGCCATTGATGAAAAGGTCATCTCCAAGGTGCTCTCAAGACCGTGGACGGCTGACGGGCAGACTTTCCGTGACCGCTGCTGGACGAACAAGCAAAGCCTTGTCAACACGGTCAACCAGGAAATCACCCGCATGGTCATCCGGGGCGAGGCACCGGACCGTGCAATCAGCAACATTTCCAAAAAGTTTGATGTGTCACGGCAGAAAGCCGGCCGGCTGGTGATGACGGAAAGCGCCTATTTCTCAAGCGCTGCCCAAAAGGACTGCTATGGAGAGCTGGATGTTGAGGAATACAAGATTGTGGAAAGCCTTGACACCCACACCTGCGAATTATGCGGCAGCATGGACGGCAAGGTGTTCAAGCGGTCTGAGTACGCTGTGGGGCTCACGGCTCCCCCATTCCACCCCTGGTGCCGTGGCTGCACCTGTCCCCATTTTGCCGATATGGACGGCATTGGGGAACGCTATGCGAGGGATGCCATCACAGGGGAACGCTTTAAGGTGCCCAAAGACATGACCTATGAGCAGTGGCGTGCCAAACAAAATGAGCTTTACGGCGCAGGCACGGTTGAAAAGCTCCGTGCCATGGGTTATAATGAAAGTGCCGACAAGGTGCAATTTGAGAACTACAAAAAGCGCCTTGGCGCCGATGCACCACGGTCTTTCAAGGACTTCCAAGCATTGAAATATGACCACGCTGCCGAATACAAAGACCTGGCCGGGCTCTATTCCTACAAGGGCCGTGTGCCGGAGGCCTCCAAGGCTGACTACAAGGCCTATGAGGCCGTAAAGGCAACCGGCGTGATTGGCACAGTGCGTGTGCCGCCGGAAAGCATTGCAGTTGAGAGCCTTGCTTTTAATGATGCCCACGGCACCCGTCACGGCTGCACACTGGACGATGTAAAAAGCTATGTAAAAACAGCAAAGTGCACCGTGCGGCGTAAGCGTTGGGACGGCGTGAGCATCAACTGCTACTCTCTTGACGGCGCGGCATACATCAATGCCGACACAATGAAAATAAAAACGGCTTTTTCGGAAAAGGACTTTGACCCGACTACAAAAGCCATTGCGGAGGTGTTCAAAAAATGAATACTGTATATTGCCCCGTTCTGGATAGACAGGTGGACGGGAACACTTGCTTGGAAATCGTGCTTGTAGCAGACCGTGAGGCAAAGACCTCTATTTTGCCGCAAGGACTTGAATGGAACGACAAGCAGCGTGAAAAGTGCCTCCAATGTCCGTATCACAATGACTTAGAGGACACGGAGGATTGACAACCAATTTCATTGATTAGAGCATCGTGCTGAAAATGCACGGTGCTTTTTTCATACCCAAATACCGCTGGCCCGGCGGACTACAAGATGGGCACTGCAACACCGGGACTGGCCGGATAAAAAGGACAGCAGACATGCAAGGAGGTAACAATCATGTTGGAATGGCTGAAAACCGTATTGGGGGATGCGTACACCCCCGAAATTGACACGGCAGTTTCTCAGGAGATCGGCAAGGGCTTTGTGGCCCGCACCGACTTCAACACAAAGACTGCCAAGGTCACAGAGCTGGAAACCGAGGTCAAGCAGCTCCGTGAGGGTATCAAGACCCGTGACACTCAGCTCTCCGAGCTGAAAAAGTCCGCCGGTGACAATGCCGAACTGCAAAAGCAGATCGACACGCTCACCCAGCAGAACAAGGACCAGAAAGCCGCCTATGATAAGGAGCTGGCCACGGTCAAGCTGACTGCTGCGGTGGATGCGGAGCTCACCGCTGCCGGGTCCAAGAACAACATCGCCGTCCGTGCGATGCTGGCGGACTTCCTCAAGGATGCCAAGGTGGTGGATGGCAAGGTCACCTCTAAGGAGAACGGCGAAACCGTCACCCTGGGGGCCAAGGTCGAGGCGATGAAAAAGGACGCTGCTACTGACTTTATGTTTGGAGATGCGCCCAAGTATAGCGGCTGGAAACCCGGCGAGAACGGGGACGGGGGCAAGCCCGGCAGCACCAAAAAGCTGTCTGAGATGTCCTACTCCGAGCTGACCGAGTACATGGCCAAAAACCCTGACGCAAAGCTGGAATAACCCCAACAACACAATCATTTCAAGAAAGGAAGTATTGAATTATGCCTAACGCTAAGTTTGACGCAAAATCTTTCAACCCTGAGGCTTTCAAGTACATCATGGACCGCATCCCCCGCACCCGCCTCAACGAAATCCGCAAGTCCAAGGTCCTGGTGGGCAACCCGGACATCCGTGCGGTGCTGGGCACCCAGAACGGCACCGGCTATGCCCGTGTGGCCGTGCGTGGCCTGCTGGACGGTGAGGCCGTGAACTATGACGGCCAGACTGACATCACCGCCACCTCCACCAAGACCTTTGAGCAGGGTGTGGTGGTCATTGGCCGTGCCAAGGCGTGGGTGGAAAAGGACTTCTCCTTTGACATCACCGGAGGCGTGGACTTTATGAACAATGTGGCCCAGCAGGTGGCGGACTACTGGCAGGACATTGACCAGGACACCATCCTGGCGGTCCTCAAGGGCGTTTTCTCCATGACCGGCGGCAAGAGCGGTGAGTTTGTCACCAAGCACACCTACTCTGTCAACGGCAACCTGGAGGCCTCCACCCTCAACAGCGCCACTGCCCAGGCCTGCGGTGACCACAAGAAAAAGTTTGCCATGATTTTCATGCACTCTGTTCCGGCCACCAACCTGGAAAACCTCAACCTGCTCACCGCCCTCAAGTACACCGATAAGGACGGCGTGACCCGTGACCTGACCCTCTACACCTGGAACGGCAAGCTGGTCATTGTGGATGACGGGATGCCTGTTGAGGCTGTTGCCGCCACCTACAAGCTGACCTCTGACACCGCCCTGGTGCCCGGCAAGACCTACTACACCAAGAGCGGCACCAAGTACAACGCTGTGGCCTCCCCCAGCGTGGACAACATTGCCACCTATTATGAGGTGGATGTCCCTGCCGGTGAGGAATACACCAGCTATGTCCTGGGTGAGGGCTCCATCAACTTTGAGGACCTGGGTGCTAAGGTGCCCTATGAGATGTCCCGTGACCCCGCCAAGAACGGCGGCCAGGACACCCTCTACACCCGCCAGCGCAAGGTGTTTGCCCCCAAGGGCATCTCCTACGAAAAGACCAGCCAGACCACCCTCTCTCCCACGGATGCGGAGCTGTCCGATGGTGCCAACTGGGCTCTGGTCCACTCTGGTGAGGCCACTGAGAGCCAGCGCTCCTACATCAACCACAAGGTTATCCCCATCGCCCGCATCAAGTCCAGAGGCTAAACCATGACCGTGTATGAGGCTGTGGTGTCCCGGCTGGCCATGCTGGGCTACACCGTCACGGACAATGACGAAACCGGCCTCAATTTCCTCATAGACAAGTGTGAAAAGGACATCCTGGCAGACATCAATCAAAGGGTGCTGCCGGATGGCCTTTTCTATGTCCATGTGGATATGGTGGCCGGGCAATTCCTCTATGATAAGAAAGCCGCCGGTGGTCTGGACGGGCTGGAGGGCTTTGACTTCTCCGCCCCGGCCAAGAGCATCACGGAGGGTGATGTGGCCATCACCTTTGCTGGAGCCAGTGATGGAGCCAGCAACGCTGAGGCCCGCTTTGATGCCCTGCTTGCAGGGCTCATGCACCCGCCTGAGAGCACGCTGGCGGCTTTTCGGAGGATGAGATGGTAGTGGGGAGCCCCGCCCACAAAAAGGCCGTGCAGAGCCTCTGGGTGGGCAAAGCAACCATCACCGTGCTGGACGGGGTGCTCAATCCCGCCAATGGCCGCACGGAGCCCCAGGAGCGCATCCTGGCGGCAGACATCCGCTGCCGCATTTCCCACAAGTCTGTGGTGAGTACAGAGCCCAACGAGGAGGCCGCCCAGGTGGCCCAAAGCGTGGTGCTCTACATTGACCCCTCCGTGGACATCCCGGAGGGGTCTAAAATCACAGTGACCCAGAACGGCATGACCCGTGACTATGAACGGAGCGGCAAGAGCGCAGTGTATAGCTGCCACCAAGAGGTGCCGCTGGAGCTTTTCAAGGAGTGGGCCTGATGAACTGGGGAAACTGCGATTATAAGCAGCTACTCAAGCTGAAAGAGAATATTGACCGGCTCCAGTCAATGGACATGCAGAAATTTTGCCGGGATGCCTCAAAGGAACTGGCGGCACGCCTGCTTTCTCTGGTCATCCCCGCCACCCCGGTTGGGCAATATCCAAAATCAACCGGCAAAAAGGGCGGCACACTCCGCCGTGGCTGGACAGCCAAGAGCCAAGCCGAGGCAACAAAGGGCGGCAAGGCGGATGTCAAAGCCTATGCACAAAGCCTGCCGGTGTTCAAACAGGGCAGCAACTACTACATTGAGGTTATCAACCCCGTGGAATATGCCAGTTATGTGGAGTTTGGACACCGCACACCCGGCGGAAAAGGTTGGATATCCGGGCGATATTTTCTCACCCTGTCGGAGCATGAACTGGAAAAGGTTGCTCCAAAGGTGCTTGAGAAACGGCTGACAGAACTATTGCGGGAGGTGTTCAATGTCTAACATCAATTTCAACAGTATTTATGACGGCGTAACGCTTGCCCTGCACGCCGCATTTCCAAAGTGCAAAGTGCACGGCGGAGATGTAAGGCAAGGCTTGAGCACCGGAGATTTCAATGTTGTCATGCCGGGAGCAGACCACACAAAAGAGGTGGGGCACCGCTACCGCAGGACACCCTCTCTGGATGTCCTCTATTACCCGAAAGCACGCCCATGTACTGCGGAGTGCTACGATGTGGCGCACCGGCTTATGGGTGTTTTGGACAGCATCACAACCCCGGAGGGTGACATCATCCACGCCTCAAGCCTCAAGTGGCAGATGCAGGACAATGTGCTGCATGTCCTTGTGGAGTATGCTCACTGCGTTTACATTCCGCAGGTGCAGGAGGCTATGGACACTCTGAAAATTGAACAGGAGGGATAAAGCCTATGGCAAAGACCAATACCGGAGCCGTGGGTGCTGCTTATTCCAAAGAGCAGCTTTCACGCTCCCAGAAATACGCCAACAGCAAGGATTTAATCAGCGCCTTGCTGAATGACGGCGAAACCTACACCTTGGAACAGGTGGACAAGCTGATTGCAGACTATAAGAAAGGCAAGGTGAGATAATATGGCTCTTGGAGGAGGCACCTGGCTGACCCAGAACAAGGTTTTGCCCGGTACTTATGTTGTTTTTTCCAGCGTGGCAAAGGCATCCGCAACGCTTTCCGACAGAGGATATGCGGCGGCCCCCTTTAAGCTGAGTTGGGGACCCGAAAATGAGGTTTTTGCTGTGACCTCCGGAGAATTTCAGAAAAACAGCAAGGCTATTTTTGGCTATGCGTATGACCATCCCAAGATGTTGGCACTCCGTGAGATTTTCCTGCACGCCACCACAGTGTATTGCTACCGTTTAGGCTCCGGCGCAAACAAGGCAACCAATACTTTTGCGGAGGCGAAATATCCCGGCGTGCGCGGCAATGACATCACAATCAAAATTGCGGCGAATGTGGACAATGGGGACTTGTGGGATGTCAGCACCTATCTTGACGGCACCTGCATTGAAACCCAGACGGTTGCCGATGCAAAGGACCTTGCCGCCAATGATTATGTTGTGTTCAAGAACTCCGCACAGCTCAGCACCACCGCAGGCGTGGCACTCACTGGCGGCACCGACACCACCAACATCACAGGTGACCATCACCAGGCGTTTTTGGACAAGATTGAGGCGTATTCTTTCAATGCCCTCTGCTGCCCTGCCTCTGATGCCACAACGGTCAAACTCTATGCCGCCTATACGGAGCGTGTCCGTGATGAGGTTGGTGCAAAATTCCAGCTTATTGCGTGGCAGCCGTCCACCGTTGACTATGAGGGCGTGATTGGTGTGTGGAACACCGCAAGCCACGCCACCATTTCCGGCGTGGACGAAAACGCCCTTGTGTATTGGGCAACCGGCGCACACGCAGGCGTTGCAGTCAACAAGTCCCTCACCAACTACAAGTATGACGGTGAGCTCATCATTGACACCGAATACACGCAGGCGGAACTTGAGCAGGCTATCAAGGCGGGCAAGTTTATGCTCCACAATGTCAACGGTGCTGTCCGTGTGCTTGAGGACATCAACACGCTGCTCACCCTCACCGACACCAAGGGCGAGGTGTTCCAGAGCAACCAGACCATCCGGGTGTGTGACCAGATTGCCAATGATGTGGCGGTGCTGTTCAATACCCGCTATGTGGGCACTGTTCCTAACGATGCCTCTGGGCGCGCATCCCTTTGGGGCGATATTGTCAAGCTCATCCAGGAGCTTGAGAAAATCCGCGCCATTGAGAACTTTGACACAGACAGCGTGACCTGTGAACAGGGTGACAAGAAAAAGGCGGTGCTCTGCACCATCAACGGCCTCAACATTGTCAACGCTATGAGCCAGCTCTATATGAGCGTGATTATTCAGTAAGGAGGGATTGACACATGCTCAATAACACGATGAACACACAGGATGCTGTCAGCGCCAACTTTGCTGAGTGCTTTGTGACACTGAACGGCACCCGCTACTCCATGCTGATGGCAAAGGAGTTTGAGGGCAAGGCATCCATCAACACCAAAGAGGTCTACAAGTTGGGCAGTCCCGTGGTTGGGCACAAGGCCCAGACCGTTGCCCTTGCATTTTCCATGACCGTCTACAAGTGTACGGAAATCTTTGACCAGGTAGTGGAGGAGTTTATCAAGACCGGCGTGATGCCAACTTTTGATATTCAGACCTCAAACGAGGACCCCGCCACATCCGTTGGCAGGAGCTCCAAGATTTATAACAACTGTGTGCTGGACGGTGATGTGATGCTTTCCATGTTCAATGCGGAGGGTGATTTTGTCGAGCAGTCTATTGAGGGCTACTGTGACGGCTTTACCCGCCCGGAAAAGTACACCAACCCGTCCTATATGTAAGGACTGACAAAAAGGAGGAAATACACCCATGAGTAAAACTTTATCTGCTTTTATGCGCTCCAATGTAGCGCCTATCACCAACCATTTCTATGCCGCCTCTCCCCGTTTCAAGGGGGAGGATGGCAAGCCCATGTTGTGGGAAATCTGCTGCATCTCCGCTGATGAATACGCCCGCATCCGCAACTCCTGCATCAAGCAGGTGCCTATCCCCGGCAAGAAAAATCAGTACACACAGCAGCTTGACACCTATGCTTTCCAGGCCAAGGTGTGCGCCCGCTGCACGGTGTTCCCCGACCTTAACAACGCCGAACTCCAGAACGATTGGGGCGTTGCAAAGCCGGAGGAACTGCTTGGCAAAATGCTCATCGGCGGTGAGTTTGATGACTACATGACGGAGGTTTTCCAGGTCAACGGCTTTAAGACCGAGGATGAACTGGTTGACGATGCAAAAAACTGATAGAGGACGGTGACCCGGAGGCGAACTATGCACACTACTGTTTGCAGGAGTTTGGCTGGGAGCCGTCCAAATTTTTGAATTTGCCCGTTGCAGAGCGTGCTTTTGTGATTGCCTCCATATCCGTCCGATGCGACAAGGAACGGAAAGAAAAGGCAAAGCTGGAAAGCAAGGCGAAAATGGGCAAAAAGCATTAACTCTTTTGAAAGGGAGGTGACACAGTGGCAACAATTAGGTCACAGATGGTGCTCAATGATGGTATGACATCTGTATTGAGAAAAATCTCCGGGGCACTTACCACCACACTGGATGCGTTTGAACAAATGCAGCGTGCCTCCGGGCAGTCTATCAACTCTGCCCAATTTGCTGCCGCACGCTCTCAATTAGTAGGTGCCAACGCAGAACTGGACAAGATGGCGGACAATTTCCAGAAAGCGGGCTCTAAGGCTGACGGCTTGATGGGAAAAATCTCCGGCATAGCCGCCGGTATTGCAAGCACTGCAACCGTGCAGAAACTTGTCACCCTGTCCAATGATGTGACCAGCGCCCAGGCGCGTCTTAACCTTCTTGTCACAGATGGCGGCAGCGTGGATGAGTTGGAGGCAAAAATCATGGCCTCTGCCAACCGTTCACGCTCCGCCTACCTTGACACGGCATCTGCCGTTGCCAAGTTGGGACTGAACGCTGGAAACGCCTTTGACCACGACATGGACCAGGTTATTGCGTTCATGGAGCAGGTCAACAAGCAATTTGTCATCGGCGGCGCAACCGCCCAGGAACAGAGCAGCGCTATGGTGCAGCTCACACAGGCGATGGCGGCCGGCGCACTGAGAGGCGAGGAACTAAACTCTATCCTTGACAGTGCCCCCGGTATTGCCAGAGCCATTGAGCAGTATATGGGCGTTGCGGAGGGCTCCATCAAGGAATATGCAGCGGAGGGCAAGGTCACCGCACAGGTGGTTAAAAATGCCCTGTTTTCCGTTGCGGATGAAACCAACGCAAAGTTTGAAAGTATGCCCATGACCTGGGCGCAGGTGTGGACAATGATGAGCAACATTGCCCTGCAGGCTCTTGAGCCCGTCCTCACTTTCATAAACTGGCTTGCCAACAACATTGAGATTATCGGCCCGCTTGTTTTGGGCGTTGCGGCGGCTCTTGCAGTGTACCTTATCGCTACAAAAGGCGTTGCGGCGGCAACCAAAGTGTGGACTGCCGTGCAGACAGCTTTCAATGCCGTTATGGCACTCAACCCTGTTTTCCTTATCATTATGGGCATCATTCTGCTCATTGCCCTCATCTACGCTGTGGTTGCCGCCGTGAACAGAGTGACGGGTGCAAGCACATCCGCCACGGGCATCATCTGCGGTGCTGTTCTGGTGCTTGCCGCAATCATCGGCAACACCGTCATAGGCTTGCTCAATGCCATCATCCAGTTTATCTGGAGCATCTTTGTTGAGCCGTTTTTGGGTATCATTGAATGGATTTTGAATGTATGCAACGGCGGCTTTAACAGCTTTGGTGATGCCGTGGCAAACCTCATTGGCAACATCATCTCTTGGTTTTTGTCTTTGGGCAAGGTTGTCACAAAAATCATTGATGCTATTTTCGGCACCGATTGGACAGGCGGACTAAACGCCTTGCAGGACAAGGTGCTTGCATGGGGCAAGAATGAAAACTCCATCACCCTTGACCGTGAGGCACCGACCATTGACCATCGTTTTGAGTATGGCGATGCCTGGAGCAAAGGCTATGACTTTGGCGCCGGCGTTGAGGACAAAATTGGCGGCATGTTCAACATGGGTGACGGCAGCGGCTTTGATATGTCCAGCATGATGGGTGACGGCAGCGGCTTTGATATGTCCAGCATGATGGGTGACGGCAGCGGCTTTGATATGTCCAGCATGATGGGTGACGGCAGCGGCTTTGATATGTCCAGCATGATGGGTGACGGCAGCGGCTTTGATATGTCCAGCATGATGGGCGATGTCGGCAGTATTGCCGGTGATACCGGGAGCATTGCTGACAGCTTATCTGTTACGGATGAGGAACTGGAGTATTTGCGTGACATTGCGGAGCGTGATGCAATCAACCGTTTCACCACCGCAGAGGTCAAGATTGACATGACTGGCATGACCAACAAGATTGACGGCAGTGCCGATATTGACGGAATTATCACGGAGCTCACAGACGGCTTTACCGAGGCCCTTGTGACCGCCGCTGAGGGGGTGCATGAATAATGAGTTACACCTGTTACTTGGACGGTGTGGAATGGCCGACACCGGAAAAACTCACAGTAAAGATAAAAGGCCAAAACGAAACCATCACCCTCTTAAACGAGGGTGAAATCAATTTTCTCCGTGTGCCGGGTCTGACAGAGATTGTGGTGCCGTTTACCCTGCCTATGCTTTCTGCCGCCCGGTCACCGGAGTATTACCTTGGCATCCTTGAGAAGTTGAAAACCGACAAGCGCACCACAAGGTTTATCATGGTGCGCCGTTCACCGAACGGGCGGAGCCTCTATGACACGAACATGAAAGTGAGCGTTGAGGACTACAACATTGTGGAGGAGGCCAAGGAGGGGCCTGATGTCAGTGTGGATGTCAACCTCAAGCAGTGGCGTGCCTACGGTACAAAGACATTTACTGTGGAAAAGCCGGCCGCAAAAAAGAAAAAGGCAACCGTTTCTGTCAAAAAGGAACGGGATGCCAGCACCGCACCCAAAACCAAGACCTACACCGTAAAGAAAGGTGATACGCTCTGGGCAATCGCATCCAAGTATTATGGCAGCGGCGCTCAGTACACCAAGATTTACAAAGCAAACACGGATAAAATCAGCAACCCCAACCTCATCTATCCTGGGCAGGTGTTTACCATCCCATGAGTTGTGAATTGCTGATACAACACGGGGCCAATGCAATGCTCCCTCCCGTGGTGGAGGATGTCACCATTGAGTGGGAGCGCCAGGGGCAACCGGGCAAGATGACCTTTGAGGTGGTCAAGACCGATGGCCTCAGCTTTCAAGAGGGGGACCCGTGCCGTTTTTCCGTGGACGGCACCCCCATCTTTTATGGCTTTGTGTTTGAAAAATCCCGCAAGGGCAGCAATCCGGCTGTTATCCAAGTAACAGCATACGACCAGCTTTATTATCTGAAAAACAAGGACACCTATGTGTATGAGAACAAAACCGCCCGCGACCTTATCAAGATGATTGCGGAGGATTTCAAACTCAATATTGGTGACATTGAGAGCACCGGTCACACGATTGCAAGCCGTGTGGAGGACAACCAAACCCTTTTTGACATCATCCAGAACGCTTTGGATGCAACGCTCAAAGCCACCGGCAAAATGTTTGTGCTCTATGATGATGTTGGAAAGCTGACCCTAAAGAGCATCGGCAACATGAAATTGGGTGTGCTCATTGATGAGGACACCGCCGGTGACTACGACTATACAAGCTCCATTGCATCCCAAACCTATGACAAGGTAAAGCTGACCTATGAGAACAAGGACACCGGTAAGCGTGAGGTCTACATTGCCCAGGACAGCTCACACATCAACCAGTGGGGCGTGCTCCAGTATTATGAGAAGTTGGACAGCAACGGCAATGCCAAAGCAATGGCGGATGCCTTGCTTGACCTCTACAATACCAAAACACGCACCCTGCGGCTCAAGGATGTCCTTGGTGACATCCGTGTAAGGGCAGGCACGCTGCTGGTGGTCATGCTTGGACTTGGTGACATCAATGTGTCCAACTATCTCATGGTGGAACAGTGCAAGCACACTTTCAAGGACGGGATGCACCTCATGGAGCTCAAAATGCGAGGTGGTACATTTGTCACTTGATATTAACCAGCTTGTCAAAGCCGTCAAGCAGGCGGCTGTGGAGGCCATGCAGGCATCCGGCCCTATGAGCGTATGCTTTGGCACGGTCACCTCCGCCTCTCCGCTTAAAATCCAGGTTGACCAGAAAGAGACCTTGACAGAGGCACAACTGATGCTCACCAACAATGTCCGTGATTTCACAGTTGAGATGACAGTTGACCACCGGACGGAGAACACAAGCGGAGGCTCCGGGTATGCCTCTTTTGCATCCCACAATCACGCATACAAGGGGCGCAAGTCCTACCGTGTGCATCTTGCCCTCAAGGCAGGAGAAAAAGTCATTTTGCTCCGCTGTGACGGTGGGCAAAAATTCTTAGTCTTAGACAGATGGGAGGCACCGTGATGGCAACATTACCGACAACTGGGGATGACCTTGACCTCATCGGTTTTGCAGTTGAAAGTCAACCCGGATATACCCATAAGCTGGACATTGGCCGTGGGCGCGTGGGAGGCATGACGGATGAGCAGGATGCGGTTTTGCAAGCGGTCTATCTCATCTTGAATGTGGAGCGTTATGCGTTCCCCATCTACTCCCGTGACTACGGCTCAGAACTGTCCGACCTTATTGGCACGCCGAGGGACTACGCTATGAGCGAAATCAAGCGCCGCATCACCGAGGCTCTGACCCAGGATGACCGCATTACAGGTGTGGATGACTGGAGTTTTGAAACAAGTGGGCGCGGCGTGCGTGCCAAATTTACGGTCAACACCATCTATGGTGACTTGACCGCAGAAAAGGAGGTTGAAATCTAACGATGTTTGAAAGCAAAACCTATGAGGTGCTTGTCAAGAGCGCCCTGTCAAGAGTTTCCTCCGCCCTTGACAAGCGTGAGGGCTCTATGGTGATGAACGGCGTGGCACCGTCTATGGCAGAGCTTGCCCAACTCTATATTGGGCTTGACTTTGTTTTCAGCGCCACCTACATTGCCACAGCACCCCGTGAATATCTGATAAAGAGAGCCGCTGACCGCAACATGGAGCCGTACCCGGCAAGTGCTGCGGTTTTTCGTGCGGAATTTAACATTGAGGTGCCGGTTGGCACCCGTTTCTCCTGCGAGGGTCTAAACTTTGCTGTGACAGAACGGATGAGCACCACCGCCGACACAGACACCGGCCTCAGCCATAAAGTGACCTGTGAAACAGCCGGCGCTGCTGCCAATGATTATGCCGGCGCTCTCATCCCTATTGAATATATGGACGGCTTGACCCATGCGGAACTGGTTGAGCTGCTTATCCCCGGTGACGATGAGGAGGAAACGGAAACTTTCCGTCAGCGTGTGCTTGACAGTTTCCAATCTCAGGCGTTTGGCGGCAACCAGGCGGACTATACCGAAAAGGTGCGCGCTCTGGAGGGTGTCAGCGCTGTCAAGGTGCACCCCGTCTGGAATGGGGGTATAAACCCCTCCGACCTTATCCCAAACGCCGCTGTGACAGCATGGTACACGGGAATAATCGGCACTTTGGATGCGGATTCTGCGGCTTGGCTCACGGCGGTCTATACGGCGGCAAGCCAAAAGCAGTTGACCGTTGGTGGCTCCGTCAAGCTGGTCATTATGGCATCCAATGACAAAGCACCATCCAGCACCCTGCTCAATAAGGTGCAGACCACCGTTGACCCGACCCAAAACGCCGGAGAGGGTCTTGGCCTTGCCCCCATTGGTCATGTGGTGAATGTGGTGGGCGTAACGCCGGAAACGGTCAACATCACCCTCAACTTGACCTATGCCTCCGGTTGGAATTGGGCGGCGGTAAAAAGCTATGTGGAAACCGTGATTGATGATTACTTTGAGGAACTTGCCAAAGCGTGGGAAACCTCAGAACATTTGACCGTCCGCATATCACAGATTGAAAGCCGCATCCTCTCCGAGTGCTCCACCATGATAACCGACATTGGTGGCACGAAAATAAACGGCAAGGAGGAAAACCTTGTGCTGGATGCTGACAGCATCCCCGTGAGAGGGGTGGTTGTGGATGGATAGAAAACTCCTTGACTATCTGCCCCCGGTGCTCCGTGAAGTCATGGAGTTTCAAGCCATCAATGAGGCTAATGAGCCGGAAATCTCCCTTGCGTGGGATGCCCTCAGCCTTGTTATGGCAAACCAGTTTTTGGACACGGCAGACAGCACGGGCCTTTCCGTGTGGGAGCGTGAGCTTAAAATCTATCCCAAAGACACAGACACACTGGAAACCCGCAGGGCACGCATCAAGGCAATGTGGAACTTGGAACTGCCTTATACGCTGCCGTGGTTAAAGAACTGGCTCACAAGCATCTGCGGCCCCACAGGGCATGAGGAAACCGTGGCGGACTACACCATCAACATCCAGCTTGACTATAATGCTCTGCCGGATGCGGACAGCTTGGCGCAGGAAATCCTAAACATGTTGCTTGCAGTCCGTCCAAGCAATATGCGGGTGCTTATGACCGCCTTTTTGCAGTCTTACGGCACGCTTGCCCACGGTGCCTGCAATGAGATGTCCAACTGTATGGAGATATGGCCCCGCATTATCAACAACATTGAAAGCAACGGCTCCGCCGCAATGGTGGGTGCGTTGGAATACCACGCAACCGTTGAGATTTATCCGAAAGAACAGGAGGTATAAACGATGTCTAACACCTATGGCACCATCATCACCACGAAAGGTGCGGCTATTATTGCGGATTGCATTGTCAACGGCGGCCAGCTTGTCATTTCAGAGGCAGCGGCCGGTGACGGCAACGGCGCGTATTATCAGCCGACCGTCAACCAGGAGCATCTTGTCCACGAATGTTGGCGCGGCGTGATTGCCGCCGCAGAACTCAACCCCTCAACGCCTAACATGCTTGATGTGAAAATCGTCATTGACGATGAGGTGGGCGGCTTTACTATCCGTGAAATGGGTCTTTTCAACAAGGACGGCACATTGATTGCTGTCTGCAACACACCGGACACAGAAAAGGTTGCCATTTCCGGCGGCGTGTCCGGCAAGCTCACAATGGTCATGCACATCATTGTGGCGGATGCATCCGTGGTGGAGTTTACCATCAACCCCTCTCTTGATACCGTCAGCCAAGAGGAACTTAATGAGGCTATTGCACTGCACAACGCCAGCGGCTCCAGCCACGCTGACATCCGCCTGCTTGCACTTAACTCCATGCAGGTGGGGGATGCCTATACCAAAGAGGAAAGTGATGCACGCATTGCATCCGGTGTCAGCACGCACAATGCAAACACAGAGGCACACCCCTCTATTTTGTCCGGCATATCAGGCCTTGACAGCCGCCTCACAACGCTTGAGTTGAAATACGGCACGAATGTCACCGGCAACTCTTTCAGTATCAGCTTTGCAAACCTCACGGGTCTGGTGGTGACGGGCGTGTGGAACAAAAACTATGCAAGGATTGAGTTTTAATGCCTAATTATGACATCATCCCGTTGGCGGTTGACCTCTTGGACTACACCATCCAAAGGGTGAAAACCAAAGAGCCGGAATACAGAAAAATCAAGGCTCTTGTGCAGGAAAACGGGCAGCTTGCGGAAAGAGAACTGTTTGAGAAAATCCGTGATGACGGAAAGCCGCACTTTCCGAAAAGCCAGACATTTCACCTGTGCGCCCGTCTTGAGGAGTGTGCAACCACCATTTTGGAAAAGTGTATCTCCGCAGACGGCAGATATTTTGAAACGGATTTTGAGGACAGGCTCAAAGACCTTGATGCCGTGCTGGTTGCCTGTGACACCATGCTCCAGCACATCAACCTCAGTTTCAAGAAAAAGTACATCACGGGTGACCAGTGCCACTATTGGGCGGAGCTCGTCCGCCCGGTACGGCAAAAAGCCTTTAGTTGGCGCCGCAATGACGGAAACCGTGCGGCGGCTCTGCGTGAGGCAAAGCGCGCCCAGGAACTTGCTAAAATGAGCCAGATGGCACAGCAGATTGCTGAGGCTATGGTGAAACATTCATAAACGGATATACCGGCCATGAGCCGTTATATTGGGGTGTGACCTGTTTATATCTTTCCTCCCCGAACACGAACAACACCAACAACGCCTACTACTTGAACACCAATGGCAATGTCAACAACAACAACTGCAACAATACCAACGGGTCCCGTCCCGCTCTGATGGTAAGGTCCGACCGAGTAGGCCCAAAGCCGAAAGCAGCGCCGTCCATCGCATCAAAGGAGGTCACATCCCGTCTTGGAGCATCCAAGACAAACACATTGCGCTGATGCAGGGCATCCGGCAAAACCGGGTGCTCCGCTGCTGGTCCTGTCTGCTCCGGCACCAGAACGGCGCACAATGAGAGGACGGCCAGCCAAAGCACAGACAGGAGGCCGCCCATTTTGGAAAACAAATTTACCGATATATGCACCTTTGAGGTGCTATACAAAGCATACCTTGCGGCACGCCGGGGCAAACGCTCCAGAGCCGCAACCGCACACTATGAGGTGCATCTTTTGGAAAACATCGTCAACCTTGTGTATATCTTGACCACCAAGACATACCGCCCCGGTGTTTTCCGTGTATTCTATGTTTATGAGCCAAAGAAAAGGCTTGTGCAGGCTCCGGCTTTTGTGGACAAGGTTGTGCAGCACGCTGTGGTGGATAATATCCTCTATGAGCGTATTACCAACAGCTTTATCTTGGACAACTACGCCTCACAGAAAAACAAGGGACTGCACTTTGGCTTGGATAGGCTCAAAGGATTTTTAACCGATTACTGGAACAAAAACCACACCGCAGACGGTTGGGTGCTCAAATGCGATGTGCGGCATTTCTTTGCCAGCATCGACCATGACAGGCTCAAGGAAAAGCTCAAAAAGCTGGACCTTGAGCCTGCGCTTTATGACCTTTTGTGTGTCTATGTTGACTGCTCAGACGGTCTGCCGCTTGGTTATCAGACAAGCCAACTGTTTGCCTTGTACTATCTGGATGAGTTTGACCACTTTGTAAAAGAAAAGCTCCATATCCGCTACTATGGCAGATACATGGATGACTTTTTCCTCATCCACCCGGACAAAGAATATTTGCAGTATTGCCTCACGGAAATACAGGCATTTATGGCATCTCTTGGTCTGGAACTCAATGAGAAAACACAGATTTTCCCGCTTAGACATGGGATGGACTTTCTTGGTTTTCACACCTACCTCACGGACAGCGGCAAGGTCATCCGCAAGCTGCGGCACAGCAGCGTGAAAAAGATGCGCGCCAAACTCCGCAGGTGGGAAAAGGAATACCCCACTGGTCTTGTGACCCGTGAGGAAATCCTGCAATCCTGGCAGGCGTGGGATGCCCATGCCGCACACGGTAACACTTGGACCCTACGCCAACAGGTGAGGGACCGTGTTCAAAATATCTTAAAGGAGGAAATCTAAATGGCCACAACTACCCTTGGCAACAAAAGTGTCGGCAGCATTGTCAAGCTGAAAGAAAACGGCGTGCTGGTGGACTTTTATGTTGCCAAACATGACTATGAGAACGGGCTCAACGGCTCCGGGCGCACTCTGGTTGTTCGCAAGGACTGTTATGACACCAGGCAGTGGCACACCTCAAATGTGAACGCCTACGCCACAAGTGCCATTGACACCTGGCTCAACAGCACCTACAAAAACCTGCTTGATGCGGACATCCGTGGTGTCATCGGCACCACCAAAATCAAGTACACCCCCGGCAACGGCAACACCGCCGTTGGCACACTGGAGCGTGCTATTTTCCTGTTGTCCGTCACCGAACTTGGCAGAAGCGCAAGCTATGCGAATACGGAGGGCACCGCACTCTCCATTGCAAGCTCTCTGCAAATTGCCTACTTGAATGGCTCCGCCGTTGTTCAGTGGACCCGCTCCCCGCTCACGAGCGACGCCTACTACGCCTTCTGCTTGTACACCAATGGCAATGTCAACGGCAACTACTGCAACAATACCTACGGGTCCCGTCCCGCTTTCACTCTCCCCTCCACCCTCTCTGTCAGCGATGACGGCTCTGTGTCCGTCAACACTGCGCCCACGATTTCCGGCGGCTATGCGACCGGTACCAATCTGGGCACTAAGACCGCAGGCTTTAATCTCACCTATACGGTTGCGGATGCAGACGGGGACACAGTGACGGTCAAGGAGTATCTGGACAATGTTCTCCAGCGCACCTATACGGCAACGCTTGGGGCAACCAACACTTTCCAGTGCGTGACCGCTGCAAATTTCCAGACGGTGCTCAACGGTGCCCACACCCTCAAGGTGGTTGCCAATGACGGAAAAGCAGACAGCGCCGCCTACACCATCACTTTCACCAAAAAGGTGACCAAGGCAACCATCACTCTGGCAAGTGCCCTGCCTGCGGATGACACCATCCAGGTTATGGTTATGACCCTCACAAGCTCCATCCCGGCTGATGCAAACCTGGAGGTGCTTGTCACCAACAACGCCAATGACAGCAGCCCTGTTTGGGAGGATGCCACGGCGGACATCAAAAACGGTGTCAACCATGTATTTACCAACAAAACCGCCGCCAACGGCTTTGCTTTCAACTTCAAACTCACAGTTGAACGAGGGGCAAGCGATACCGGCGGCTATATTTCTAACATCGGAGGTGCTTTTGAATAATGGCTGTTTACTATGACAACACGAGCCTCAAGGCAAAGCATGAGCGCAAAAAGTCCCTGGAGGAATTGACCAAAGAAAACAAAGAACTCAAAACCCGGCTCCAGGCTACGGAGGATGACTTGACCAATACCCAGGTGGCCCTCACGGAAGTCTATGAGCTATTGGCAGGAGGTGGAGCGAATGGCTAAGGTATACGCTGCCCTCATCCGTAAGGGCCTCAAGACCCTGGAGGATGTACCCGCCAACCTGCGTGACGCTGTTGCCAAGCTGTTGGAGGAGGGCACCAATGTGTAAGCTCCGCTGGCGGCTTGCTTTATTTTTGCTGAGAAAGGAGGTGCAAGATATGGCTATTGTGTACGCAACCCTTATCATCAAGGGCCGCAAGACTATTGACCAGGTGCCCGCATTGCTGCGTAAGCAGGTGGAGGAAATCCTGGCAGACTTGGAGGTTGAGGTCTAACTCCCCAGCCAGCAGGAGAGGCGCATCCGTGTGGCGCGCCTCTCTTATTTTGAACGACAGGAGGACAAAAAGATGCTGGAAACACTGAGGAGTTATTGGTCTATCATCTCCACCATCATCGCTGTGGTAGCCGTCCCCGCCATCGGCTGCCTCTACAAAAAATATAAACAGGCGGATGCAAGACAAAAAGCGGTGGAGTTGGGTGTGCAGGCCCTCCTCCGTGACCGCATCGTACAATCCTATTATCACTATGAGGAGCGCGGATGGATAACCCTACATGGACTTGAGAATGTCAACGCCATGTATAAGGAGTACCACGCTTTGGGTGGCAACGGCACAGTCACATCATTGGTCAATTCCATCCGTGAACTTGATGTACGGGACGATAAACGCCCCGCCTCTCAAGAATGAGTCGGAAAGGAGGGCGCATGGAGTTTTCAAAGAAAATGCTGGTGCTGCACTCCTTTGTGACCGTTTCCTTGATAATTGCCACGGTGGTCATCAACATTGCAACCGAGCATGATGTCACCGCCCTTGCCGCCCTTGCTGGTACATCCTTTGTGGTTGACGGCACCTGGGGCGGTTTTTATCTGTGGAAATCCAAGAATGAAAACCGGGCGAAATATGCCCAAAAATTTGTACGGTTGTTTGCCAAAGAGTACGGCGTGGAGAACGCCATCCGCTTGGCAGAAATCGTGCTGAAAGACTGAAAAGGAGGTTTATAGCATTGAGTAACAGCAAACTGGTGGACTATACAAAAATTTCCCCAAACAAGACAAGTCCCAGAAACCACAAGATTGATACCATCACCATCCACTGCGTGGTAGGTCAATGCAGCGTGGAAACTCTGGGCAATGTGTTTGCCCCTACATCCAGACGGGCGAGCTCCAACTACGGCATTGGCTATGATGGCCGCATCGGTATGTATGTGGAGGAAAAAGACCGCTCCTGGTGTTCGTCCTCCGCAAGCAACGACAACCGGGCAATCACTATTGAGGTTGCCAGTGACACCAAGCACCCCTATAAGGTGAGAGATGCCGCCTATAAGGCCTTGATTGACCTGTGCACGGACATCTGCAAGCGCAACGGCATCAAAGAGCTCAAGTGGAAAGCGGACAAGTCCCTCATCGGCAAGGTGGAGCAGCAAAACATGACGGTGCACCGCTGGTTCGCCAATAAGGCTTGCCCCGGTGATTATCTCTATAACCTGCACGGCCAGATTGCCGCTGAGGTCAACGCAAGGCTTGGGGTAGTATCTGATACCACCCCAGACACAAACGCCGCCCTGGAGTACGCTGTGGGCGATGTGGTGACCTTTAAGGGCACCAAGCACTATGCAAGCTCCAACGGCACAAACGGAAAGACATGCAAACCAGGTGAGGCAAGGGTGACCTCTGTGGCGAAAAACGGAAAGCACCAGTACCACCTCATCAAGACCACTGGCAGCGCCTCCACCGTTTACGGTTGGGTGGATGCCGCAGACATCACCAAAGCAAGCAAAGCCATTGCAAAAGGCAGCAAGGTCAAGGTCAATAAAGGCGCTAAAACCTACACGGGCGGCTCTCTTGCATCGTTCGTTTACAGTACGGTTTACACCGTCATGCAAATTGACGGTGACCGTGTGGTTATCGGCAAAGACGGCGTTGTGACCGCTGCCGTCAACATCAAAAACCTCACCCTTGTGGGGTAAAAATAAGAGGAGGATTTCACTATGGAAAACATCTTTGACTGGTCCGTTATTCTCAGCCTCGTGGGTGTGTTGGTGGTCATCACCAACATCATTGTGCAGGTGCTCAAAAAGCTCACCTGGGACAAGCTGCCCACAAACATCCTTGCCACGCTTGTGGCAATCGTTTTGACCCTTGGAGCGTTCTTTGCCTACTGCCAAATTAAAAGCATCACCGTGGTGTGGTACATGGTTGCCGCTGCGGTTGTGCTTGGCTTTATGGTTGCCTACGCCGCCATGTTCGGCTTTGACAAGCTCAAAGAGGTCATTGCACAGTTGGATAAAAACAAAAAGGAATAAGACAGCGAAAAGCCGGAGAGGTGTGACCCTCTCCGGCTTTTTTTGCGTTCTATGACATAAGCGCTTGCACGCCTTTTATAATCTTGTTGTAGTCATCCTCAACGGTCATAAAATCATTTTCATATCCTTGCAGCTCATCAACGAAAGCCTCTAACCGTCTGTTTTGTCCCGCCTGCGTTTTTAGGCGCATAGCCTCTGTTGTTTCCTTGGTATAAATACGCCCCAGGAAATCCGTCTTGAGAGCATCCACTGCCGAAAGCACACTCTCTGCTGCTTTGAGCATCTGCTCATCCACTTTGCACCCGGCTTTTTTGGCTTGCAGCAAGGTCAATGCCTTGCGTTCCGCCAACTGCAACCGGCTGAAAAATGTTTCATAGGCAAAGGTTTGTTGACAAAGCTGGAAACTCTCACGCATGATGCGTGCATCGTTTTCTGCCTGCATCGTGGAATAATATTTCCGCATATCACGGAGCGTGTCCTCCGGCACATCCGGCTGTGTGAGCTCTGTCTTTACGGACACCAGCGGCGTGGATGTTTCAGATGTTCTTAACACCTCCGGCTCTTTTCTTTTCCTCTTTTTCAAAAGCAGGACGGCAAGGACTATGCAAACAACCATGAGCAAAATGTTTTCCGGCACCGGGTCTTGTACCGACATAATTACCCCACCGAGTGTTGCCACAGCGCACGACATTCCAAAAATGATGCGAACAATCCATAAAACCTTTTTCACTGCTTATCACCTCCCATTTTCTGCTTTTTTCTTTACTTTTACAAGTTTAATTATATCCAACACAGTGCATTTGTCAAGCAGTAGAGCCTATATGATAATGACTTATTTTTTGGGTAAACTATACTTTTCAGTAGGAGGAGGGATATGCATGACCGCTGATAAAATCAAAGCGTTGCGTGAGGCAAAAGGTTGGACACAGGCAGACCTTGCGCGCAAATTGGGCATCACCAGAAACGGAGTGAACTCTTGGGAGCAGGGACTTTCCACACCATCACCGGCTTGTCTGGTGGACTTGGCAACAGTGTTTTCCGTGTCTACGGACTATTTGCTTGGCATTGAGCACTCAGCCATAGTGGATGTGTCCGGCTTGAATGACAAGGATGTTGCCGTGTTGGCAGAGCTTGCAGACCGATTAAGAAACCGCAACCATTGAGAAACGGCTCAGATTTTGGGACCGTTTTTCTTTTTTGCTGTTGACATTATACAACAAAAGTTGTATAATTAGAGCATAACAAAGGAGGTGCTGCTATATGGCCCGTTCAAACTTACAAAACACCCGCTTATCCAGAGAAATGTCACAGTCACAGCTTGCGACCGCCGCCGCTATCAACGGCAGAGTGCTCCAAACCTATGAACAGGGTGGGCGTGACCTTAGCGGTGCAAAGCTGGCTACCCTCTTAAAAATCTGTTTGGCTCTCAACTGCAAACTGGAGGACATCCTCCCAGATGGGGAAACCGCAGAATTGTTAAAGAGATATGCCAAAATGATTGGTTGACACGGAACTTGGCGGGGTGGTTGCACCCCGCTTTTTCTTTTACGAGGAGGACCCCCATGAACTATAAAGGCTTTCATCATCTCACCTGGAATGACAGGCTGACCATTGAGAAAATGCTCAAAGTCCATACCGCAAAAGCGAAAATTGCGGAGGCGCTTGGCGTGTCAGTGCGTACCATTTACTATGAAATCAAGCGCGGAATGTGCACGCAACGGAACACAGATTATACTGTTGAGGAGCGTTATTGTGCGGAGGTTGCGGAGCGTGCATATAGGGAGCATCTGAAAGCCAAGGGGCCAGACCTCAAGATTGGAAACAACATAGAACTGTCTAACTTTTTAGAGGAGCAAATCATTGAGCACCACTTTTCTCCCGGTGCTGCGTTGGTGGAGGCAAAAACCGCCAATAAAGTGGTCAATATCTGTGAAAGCACCCTTTACAACTACATTTACCGTGGGGATGTGTTTTTGGAACTTGCTCCGGAGCACCTGCATGAAAAGGGCAAACGGCACTATACCAAACAATGCCGCAAAAAAGCCGCGAGAGCGCCAAAAGGTGAAAGCATCGAACACCGCCCGGACGAAATCCTCAAGCGCACCACTTTTGGAAATTGGGAGATGGACAGCGTGATGGGCGCACAGGGCACCACCAAGGCGCTCCTTGTCCTTACCGAACGGTTGAGCCGTAACGGCATCCTCATCCTCCTGCCGGACCACACAAGCAGCAGCGTGGTAAAGGCTTTGGACAAACTGGAACGCAGATATGGAAAAGACTTCTATGACACATTCAAAAGCATCACCGTGGACAATGGCTGTGAGTTTGCGGACTATGAGGGTCTTGAGCGTTCCTGCCGCCGAAAACAAAAACGCACAAAGCTCTATTACTGTCACCCATACTCACCGCATGAGCGTGGCAGCAATGAAAACATGAACAGAATAATTAGGCGGTTTTTCCCAAAAGGCACAAACTTTGATGAGGTGCAGCTTTGTGAGGTGCGTGTGGCTGAGGAATGGATGAACAACTACCCCCGCAAAATCCTGGGATGGAAAAGCGCCAACCAGGTCATGCAGGAGTATTTGCAAACTGCATAAAAACCGCAGAGCATTGGTGCAGGGAGCCGGAAAGCAATAATTGCATCCGGTTTCGTTTCTGCGCCTTTTTTCTTAAAAACCGCATAAAATCAAAGCCTCTGGATGTGTCCAGAGGCTTTGATGATACCACTCTAAAAAATTTTACAACTATTTTTGCAATTTATTCTTGACATTTTGGAAGGTAACCATTATTATTAGATTGCAGGGTCATCCAAGACCCTTGCAGTCTAATTTTTTATGCCGTGAGGAGGTGAAACAAATGGCAACCTACGCCTACCGTTCTATTTCAGAGCGCCAGAAAATTCAGAGCCTTTGGGAAAGCGGTGCCTCTGTCAAAGAGATTGCACAGGACTTTGACTTGTCCGTGTCTGCAATTTACACAGAGCTCAAGCGTGGATATGACGGCACACGGCTCCCCGATATGCGCCGCCGCTATGATGCGGAATTGGCACAGCTCACTGTCCAAAAATCTATTGAACGGAGGGGCCGCAAAGCTGCCGAGGCATAACCGCCCACATTGATACAACCAAAGGAGGACAACCCTATGAAAGCAAATGCAAACCCTATTGTGCTGAAAAGCAACCGTACTTCTGACGAGTGCATCGGTACCGTCAGATTGACCCCGGAGGCGGAAAAAGTCATCCGCCGCCTGCGCGCCAAGACTGCACTGCCTATTAGGCAAATTGTGAGTGAAATCATTGTGCAGGCAGAAAATCTCATTGACATTGAGGATGCCAACGAGGAAAGAGAGGAGGACTAAACCGTGAAAATGTTATCCGATTTTCAAGCAGGTGCAACCGTAAAGTACCACGGTGAGCCCTGCATCGTGCTGGAGCACCGCAAGGACGGCACCCTGCTCATGGTGCTTGAGCAGATTGAGCACACTTTTGGCTCTGACAACGATTTTGCCAAGAGTGACCTGCGTGAACACCTCAACGGTGCCTACATGGACACGCTCACCCAGGGCAACCATGGTGAGATTTTGAAACGCGCCATTGACCTCACCGCAGTCAACGGTAGCAAGCAGTATGGCATTGACACCTGCTGCATTGCGCCACTTACATTTGATGAGTACCGCAAGTACCATGACATCATACCCAAGCCGGAAAAATGGGAATGGTCTGTTACCCCTTGGAGCACCCCCTGCGTGGATGGAGATGAAACCTGGGTCATGGGCTTGAACACCATTGGCGTTGTCCACTACTACTTCTGCAACGATACCCGCGGGTCCCGTCCCGCTTTCCTCCTCCCCTCTAATTATGTTGTGGAGCCGGAAAATGCCCTTGCATCCTACACCACAAGAGAGCTGGTTGAGGAACTTTTCAGCAGAGCCGACAAGTAAGAGGTGGCTGACATGACCACACATGAGATAGAGGCCCGGCGTTATTCACGCAGATGCCGCCGTGCCCGTAAAATCAGACGGCAGCGCCGTGTTGCCCTCATCACCATTGTGTGCTGCGTTGTGTTCGTCTGGCTATGCACCTGCAAGGAGGACAAGCCAACCATCCCAACCGTTGCGGCAGAAACACCGATGCCAACAGTCACGACGGTTGCGGAGCCTACGCCCGTGACCGCTGCGCCGCCTGTCAGCCGCACCCGTGATGACATCGTAAGTGAGGGACGGCTCCTAAGCTATGACCTCCAAGAAACCATGCAGGACTGCTGTGAGGAGTATGGCGTGCCGTATGCCCTGGCACTCGCCATTGCAGAGGTGGAAACCCACTTTGACCCGGATGCCGTCAGCGGCACCGGTGACTATGGCCTCATGCAGATTAACTCCATCAACCATGAATGGCTCTCTGAAATAGGTTTTGATGTTATGACCTATGATGGAAACATTGAGGCGGGTATCTACATTATTTCTCAGCACTTGAATAAATACGGAAAGCCGGAGTTGGCTTTGATGGCATACAACTCCGGCCCCACGGGAGCACAGAAACTTTGGGATGCTGGAACATTCCAAACCGACTACTCCCGCAAAGTGATGGCAGCTTTTGAACACTGGACAAGCGTATTGGAGGGATAAAGATGCCTTACTACTGGACATGCCCAAAATGCGGCGCAAACCTTGACCCCGGTGAGCGCTGCGATTGTGAAACAACAACTACCACTAAGGAGGATTATAACGATGATGGAAATGAAAATCAAGATTGATGTGCCGGAATTGGTTGCCGCAGTTGAAAAACTTGCCGCAGCCATCGACAAAACCGCACTCAATATCACCGTGCCGAATGAGGGCACGCTCAACTTTAACACACCGGCCGGCAACGCTCCCGTTGCTCCCGCACCTGTGCAGACGGCCCCCACTCCTGCACCCGTTGCCGCCCCTGCACCCGCGCCCACGCCTGCCGCACCGCCTGTGACACCTATGCCCACCGCTGCGGCTCCCGCACCCGCTGTGCCGGTAACCGCTCCGACCTACACCCTTGACCAGATTGCAAAAGCAGGTGCAAACCTTGTGGATGCAGGCAAGATGGAGCAGTTGCTTGCCCTGCTCACCAAGTACGGCGTGCAGGCTGTCACCCAGCTCACCCCCGACCAGTACGGCGCCTTTGCCACGGAACTGCGTGCCCTTGGCGCCCAGATTTAAGGAGGTGCTCTGATGCCTCCAGAAAAACACGCATTGCTGTCCGCATCATCGGCAGCACGATGGCTTAACTGCACAGCGGCTCCCCGTTTTGAGGAGGGTCTGCCGGAAAGCACAAGCGAATATGCGGAGGAGGGGCGCTTGGCTCACGCCATTGCAGAACTCAAGACCCTCAAGAAATTCACTTTGATGTCACCCCGCACCTACACCACTCGCCTCAACAAACTCAAGAAAGAGCCGCTTTATAACCCGGAAATGGACAAGACCACAGACCTTTACATGGAACACCTCACGGAGCAGGCAATGCTCTATGACAGTGCGCCGACCGTTGCCGCAGAGGTCAAGGTTGACTTTAACGACTGTGTGCCGGAGGGCTTTGGCACCTGTGACAATGTGATGATTGGCGGGGACACCCTCAGCATCACGGACTACAAGCATGGGAAAGGCGTGCCCGTGTCCGCCGTTGGCAATCCGCAAATGCGGCTTTATGCCCTTGGTGCTCTCAAGCGTTACGCCCCTATCTTTGGTGACACCATCAAAAAGGTACGCATGAGCATTGACCAGCCGCGCCTTGACAGCTACACCACCGACATCATCACCGTGGAGGAGCTGAAAGCATGGGGCGATAGCATCAAGCCGATTGCACAAAAGGCTTTCTCCGGTCTTGGTGATTTTGTTCCCGGTGAGCACTGCCGCTTTTGCCGTGGCAAGGCACAGTGCCGTGCCCGTGCCAATGTCAACACCGCTTTGGAGGATTTCAAGGGCTGTGTGCCTGCCTCCAGCGTTCCGGCTGACAGTCTGGTGCCGCAGGAGTTTTCTCACATCGGACCGCACGGCAATGAAGTCCACCCGCTCCTCTCTGATGCGGAAATTGGTGACCTGCTCATCCGTGGGCAGCAGCTTGTCCAGTGGTACAAAGACCTTGAGGAGTACGCTCTCAAGACCATGCTTGACGGCAAGCCTATTACCGGGTGGAAACTTGTGGCCGGTAGGAGCAACCGCACCTTTACGGACCAAGATGCCGCCATCAAGGCCGTTATTGCGGCCGGATATGATGAGGCACTTGTCTATGACCGCAAACCTAAAACCCTCTCCGAACTGGAGAAACTGATGGGCAAGGCTGAATTTGCTGAGAAAATCGGCAGCTTTGTGGTCAAACCTTTGGGCAAACCTACCCTTGCACTTGCGACAGACAAGAGGGAAACCTACTCACCTGCCGCCTCCGACTTTGCCGGGGTGGTGAGCGAACAATGAAACCTCTACTACCGAAACTTGCCCTTTTTGCCCTTATGTATGCTTTTATACTCACCATTCTCACCCTTTGTTGGGTAGGCGCTGAGTATGTGTTTGAGGGCGCCGTCCACAGCAGCAAAGTTGACGGTTGGATTGCCTGCTTGCTTTCCTACTATATGACAAAAGAACTTTTCCACTTGGATAGAAAGATGGGAGGCAAGCGATGACCCACGCAACCATCCGCTTTCAGTATGACACCGCCCGTTTTGAGCTTTATCTGGACAAGCTCACGGGGCTACCTGCTCCGAATATCCGCAAGCTGTTCAAGCTGATGCTTTCAGAACCGTGGAACAACCAGACAGCCATTGATGCTGTGGAGGCTTTTCTCCCACACATCGTTGAGGAAAGCAAAGAGGCGTGGAGGCAGACATCCGTTGATTTTCAAAACGGTTGGCGGCTTGTGCCGAACAAGCAGAGCAAAAAGGGCCGTGCCATCATGGCCCAAAACAACAGGCTCCATAAAGCCGTAAAGAGCGCCAAAGGCATCCACCAACATTGGGTGCGGATTTACGGCTATTGGAATGATACAAAACAAAAAATGAATTTTAAGTGAAAAGGAGATTAGTGACTATGTATCAGAATGACCCTATGAAAGTTTTAACCGGTGAGGTACGCCTCTCCTATGCCAACTTGACCACCCCCAGAGCCGCCCAGCAGGGCGGTGAGCCAAAATACTCCGTGACCCTGCTCATCCCCAAGACCGATGTGGCAACCAAAGCGGACATTGATGCCGCTATCAACGCCGCCGCAAACGAGGCATTGACCAAGGTGTGGAACGGCGCACGCCCTCCTCAGCTTGCTACCCCCGTGTGGGACGGTGACGGCGTGAGAAAGTCCGGCGTGCCCTTTGGCGATGAGTGCAAGGGGCATTGGGTGATTACCGCCTCCACCAAGAACAAGCCGCAGGTTGTTGGCATCGACAACATCAACTGTGAGCTTTCCCCCGCTGACATTTACAGCGGCATGTATGCCCGTGTCACAGTCCGTTTCTTTGGTTACTCCAACAGCGGCAACAAGGGCGTTGGCTGCGGTCTTGGCAATGTTCTCAAGACCCGTGACGGTGAGCCGCTGAGTGGGCAGTCCTCCGCCGCATCCGACTTTGCAGGCATCGGCGCATCCCCTGCGGCTGCTCCCGCTTATGGAGCGCCCACGCCCGTTGCCTACGGTGTTGCGCCTGCGGCTGCTCCTCAGCCGCCTATGAACACCGCACCTTGGAACAACGGAAACGGCATCAACCCCATCACAGGACAGCCCATGTAAAAGGAGGAGTAACCGATGAACACCAGATTTGATGGCCGGCTTTGGATTGGAGCCCTTGGCGTGACTTTCAAAGTCAAAGAAATGGAAACCAGACACCTGCTCAATACGGTCAAGATGCTTTTGCAAAAACCTGCCCGTGTGCAGACCATGCTTGTGGCCGACATTGAAAGTGCCACTTTTGCGGAGCCCCAGGCTTGGACCTCCAACCGCCGTGAGGACATCCGCAAGGTGTCCGTCCACAACATCACCAGTCTCTCCGCTGAGGAACTGGTGGAGTATGTCAAGGGCACCACGCTTTTTAACACCATGCTGGCGGAGCTGGATGCCCGTGGCGTGAACACGGAGAACATCATGCAGCTCTACACCATGGATGAGGCTTTCCGCAACTAAGAAAGGAGGACATCATGCACCATCTCAGTATAGACCTTGAAACTTATTCCAGCGTACCGATTGCCAAAGCCGGCGCTCAAAAGTATATCTCCAGTCCCGACTTTGAAATCCTGCTGTTTGCTTATAGCCTGGATGGTGCCCCTGTCGAAATCGTTGACTTGGCCACGGGGGAACAACTACCCCCGTGGCTTGTCAATTCTCTCACCAGCCCGGAGTACATCAAGCACGCATACAACGCCCCCTTTGAATGGGGGTGCCTCTCAAAGTTTGTTGGTTATCTGCCGCCGGAGCAGTGGCGCTGCACCATGTTCCACGGCCTCTACTGCGGCTATACGGCGGGCTTGGATGCCACGGGACGGGCGTTAGGACTTGAGGAGGATAAGCGCAAGCTGAATACCGGCAAGGCGCTCATCCGCTATTTCTGCGTACCATGTGCTCCTACCAAAGCCAACGGTGGGCGTACCCGCAACTACCCACAGCATGACCCGGCAAAGTGGCAGTTGTTCAAAGAATACTGCCGCCAGGATGTTGTGACGGAAATGGAAATTGAGCGGAGGCTTTCCGCTTTTCCCGTGCCGGACTTTGTGCAGAAACAGTGGGAAACCGACCTCATCATCAACGCCCGTGGCGTTGCGGTGGATATGGATTTTGTCAGCGGCGCTCTTTATCTTGGCAGTACCGTCCGCAAGAACTTGATGCAGGAGGCAACCGACCTCTCCAAATTGGACAACCCCAACAGCGTTGGACAGCTTACACAGTGGTTGCAGGAGGAAATGGGCGAGGAACTCACTGACCTCCGCAAAGATACCGTTTCACGCCTCTTGAATAAAGACGGCAACAGTCCGCAGGTGCAAAGGATGCTGGAGATACGCCAGGAATTAGGCAAGACCAGCACCAAAAAATATGATGCCATTGAGGCTGCTGTCTGCCCGGATGGCCGTGTCCGTGGACTGCTCCAATTTTACGGAGCCAACCGCACCGGTAGATGGGCAGGCAGACTGGTGCAGGTGCAAAACCTGCCCCGCACTTATTTAGAGCCGCTGCCCCTTGCCCGTGACCTTGTGCGAAAGCATAACCTTGACGGCTTGCGGTGCATCTACGGCTCCGTGCCGGACAGCCTCAGCCAGCTCATCCGCACAGCTTTTGTTGCGCCAGAGGGGCATGTGCTGATTGATGCGGACTTTTCCGCTATTGAGGCCCGTGTCATCTCCTGGCTTGCGGGTGAACAATGGCGGCTTGAGGTGTTCCGCACCCATGGCAAAATTTATGAGGCATCCGCATCCCAGATGTTTGGCGTGCCCATTGACCTCATCAAGAAAGGCAACCCGGAGTATGCTCTCCGGCAGAAAGGCAAGGTTGCAGAGTTGGCGCTTGGCTACCAGGGCAGCACAGGGGCGCTCATCAATATGGGTGCTTTGGATATGGGCATCCCGGAGGAGGACTTGCCCGACATCGTGAGCCGCTGGCGTGAGGCAAACAAGCGCATCCGTGACCTCTGGTATGCAATGGACAACGCCGCCGTCCAGGTTATCACACAGGGCGGCTCCATAGGCATCAACGGCTTAATTATCACCCGTGAATTTGATTATAACCAGGGCACCGACTGCATGACCATCACACTGCCGTCCGGGCGCAAACTCTACTATGTAAGCCCCGGCATTGGTGAAAACCAATGGGGCAACCCGTCCATCTCCTACATGGGCATGGACCAGAAAACCAAACGGTGGAAACGCATTGAAACCTACGGCGGCAAGCTGGTGGAGAACTGCGTGCAGGCCATCGCCCGTGACTGCCTTGCCGACACCATAGAACGGCTTGAGGCGGCGCACCTGCCCGTTGTGTTCCATGTGCACGATGAGGTCATTATTGATGTGACCCCGTGGGCGGATGAGGACACCATGCTTGAGTATGTGTGCTCCATTATGCGCCAGCCTATCCCTTGGGCACCCGGACTGCCGCTAAACGCAGACGGTTGGGTGGGGCAATTCTTTAGAAAGGACTGATTGACCATGCAATACATGGGCGGCAAAAGCCGGATTGCCCGGTCAATCGCAGAGATTATCAATGAGATACCAAGGCGGAAAATCAAGAATTGCCAAACCCATTGCTCAGATAATCATGCAGGTTGCGGGGAGGGGGATTGCTTTGTCAGCTTATTTTGCGGCAGTTGTGCCGTGGAAAGCAAGGTGCAAGGTTTTTCCCGCAAACTCCTCAATGACCGGCACGAATACCTCATTGCAATGCTCCAAGGCGTTCAACAAGGCTATAACCTGCCGGAGCACATCACTCTGGAGCAGTACCGATACATACGGGAAAACAAGGATGCAGACCCCGTTCTTGCCGGTTTTGTAGGCTTTGGGTGCAGCTTTGGAGGCAAATGGTTTGGCGGATACGCAAGGAATAAAACCGGCACCAATTACGCCGAACAGAGCAAGCGCTCCCTACTGAAAGATATGGCAACGCTGCAAGATGCCCAATTTGTGTGTGGTGATTACCGCCGTTTGTGCATCCCACCCAATTCTGTGATATACGCTGACCCGCCCTACAACAACACCACGGGCTACACCGGGGACAAGTTTGACACCACAGAGTTTTGGATAGCAATGCGGCTACTTGCCGATTTAGGGCACACGGTTTTTGTCAGTGAACAAGGGGCACCGCCGGACATCCAATGTATATGGGAAAAACCCTTTACCCGAACTTTAGACCGGAACAAGGGCAACCAATTTACCGTTACTGAAAAATTATTTTACTTACCACCGAGGAGGTACACGCAACATGAAAATGGACAAAGTGGCATCCTCCCAAAATGATGAATTTTACACACCGGAATATGCAATAAAGCCAATACTCAAGTACATCAAAATGCCCTGCACCATCTGGTGCCCCTTTGACACAGAGGAAAGCAACTTTGTCAAACTGCTCTCCCAATATGCCGCCTGCGGCGTGTCAGTCATTCACTCTCACATAGCCACGGGGGGGGACAACGGATGCCGGATAAGCAGAACTTTAACAGCGTGATTGACACCGA